TACAAATCCCTTTCTTCATCATCCCATTCAACCTCCTTTGACGTTACCCACTTAAGCGGCTTACCGTCATCGGTCCATTCGACAACCTCAGTTACTTCTCTGGGTTCCCATCCTGAGAGTCGTTTATGGCTGATTCCAAGTCCATAAGCGGCTTTTGCTGCTGCTCTAAGCCGTTCGTCGGTACTGAGCTCTGAACCATCGAATGGGCTTTTTTTGCCTTTCGATTCACCCTGTTAGCGCAGGCGCAGAGATCGTCATATTGGTCATCTGAGATCGTTCTCCAGATAGTCTCCCAGTGACCAGCGTCAAACTTCTCAGAGCTTCCGTCTGGAGCTTCAATGCTGAATGTGCATTTCTTGATCAGGTTCTGATAGAACCTGTTGATGTTGTAGCCGACTTGGGAATCTACAGGGTGGTCTTTTCGCGGGCGTCCTGCTACTGCCTGCTCACGGCTGTACTCGTCAGTCGAGACCCCACGCATGTGAAATGTGAGGACGCTAGCCTTCTCCAGATCTTCTAGAGCCTCAACCTGCAGCTCTAGTTCCTGCAGCTCTTCATTGGCAATGTCGCTCAGCTTAGGACTTCCCAGCCTAACATCATCAGCCTTATTGATCGATCGTCTTGTCTTTGCCATCTCTTTGACAAGACTCTCGATCTTCGATGAGAGATCCTGCCTCATGACAAGACTTACATCGTCCTCTGCGAAAGTCGCGCCCTCAAGGATGCTGAATACAGACATATCTGGTTTCCCTTCCTGTTATGTCCGTTCTGGTTTCCTATTTTTAGAGGTCTGAGAGAGAAGTGGAAACCAGAGGAAAACCTCTCTCCCAGACCAGCTCAGGCTACTATCGCCGTGTCCAGAGTCGCAGGCCCGCTGATATATGGAGTCTGCCGGACTGTAAGTTTCGACGTTCCCCCGCCACCAGCTCCAGCACCAATCACAGGCGGGTTCTTGAATTGCGCGCCAAGGATCACAGGGAAGATGTCGATGATGTCACCTATTGCGTAATCATCCTCATATGGGACGCCCCATCGCAAGACAAGAAAACCAACGCGGTCCACGGAGAGTTCCGCATACGCCTCATTCTCACCACCCGCATCTTCCGGGTCTTGTGGATCGTAGACGTAGGTGATCTCTCCGACCGTGTATGTGATCGATCCAGGAGATTCAAACACCTGACGAGAGCAGAGACGCCGGTCAGTGCGGGTCTCCTGCGATCCACCATGGTTAGAGACTCCATCTCCAACAAGATAGCAGCTGACCTCAATCTCGGCACCGCCAAAGTCACCAGCGAGCGAGGGTTCATCTACATCGGCAATAGCAGGAAGAAAGGCAACCTTAAGATTGCCTTCACCCTCTACACCTTCTGGGAATGTAATAGTCACTGTGCTACTCCCTTGCTGCTCTCGATGTCAGCTATTAGATCGGCCTTGGTCAGACCGCTAGATCCTGGCTCGAATCCAGCACGCTCTTCCAACTCGATCTTGGTAAGCTTGGACAGGTCATCTCCACCATTCGCAGGCTCAAGGCTACGATGTGGCTTCGCTAGCATCGGCTTCCCGTTGGCCTTAACTGCAGGCTTGTCGAGAATCTCATGAACCTTCTCATTGACATTCTTGACAGAGTACTCATGCCCTGTCCTCTTGTCTTTTACTCGCACCCATTCTGCCATTTTAGACATCCTCCAATGCCAGCCTGCAACCGAACAATAATGGGAAGTAATATCGGGCAGGATCTACTGTTGTATCCTTCTGAACTCTGTCAGAGTCAAGGATCTGATTAATCGGCGTAGAGTTGCTAAGCCTCAAGCCAGTTAAGGCTTTCACCACTTTATCCGATACCCATGAAGCTCTATTGACATCTCCTCCTGCAGCTGTCACCTGGAATATCCAGCTCTTTGAATCTGGCGTTGCACAAAGCCGGTTTATCTCCGCGACCCCGTTGCCAGTCCAGAGTACGGCATACCCGTGAACTTTCCCATCCTCATCGAAGTTGACATCTCCGACCTCATTGTGGAATGCATCAATAGCAGTTATGCCATCGATGACAGAGAACAGCTCATCGGAAGCAGTACGGGCATCAGGAAGTCGAGTCTGTGTAGCCATTAGATATCCTCCCCTAACCGCTCTAGTGCCCGCTGAAGAAGTGGCACATGCCGTTCGGTCGCAGGGGTCATGTACGGCTGCGGGGCCATGCGGCTGGTACCGAATTCGATGAATGCGCCATAGTTAGCCGTTGGCCCGATCTCAGCTCTCAGACCGCCATGAGAAGTCGTAACTGAGATTGAGCTGCGAAGGAAACCGGTATCCACAGGAGCAAAGATTCTTGCATCACGCTGAATGTCGAAAGCAGTCTTGCGAACTGCTTGCGACGTTCTGCCTGGAACCTTTTTGGCGACTCCACGGAGATCTCCAGTCAGAGTAATAACCTCGCTGAAGTCAAACGAGACTTCTGGCATCAGCTATCACCCCTAGAGAAGTCGAGACTACATGTGAGATCTCTCTCCCATCGTAGAGAGCCGTATGTCATCTCCTCAATCTGCATCCGCTTCCCGACAAGCTGTGGATCGTCCTCACAGGCGTCAACAATCAGCCAGTCTTCATCTTGTCCGGCGCGGATCGGCGCGACATCTGCCCGCACCACAACCAGGTAGCGCGTTACAAGGATGTCGTCATCGGCCGCCACAGCCGCATCCGCAACTCTGTGCTGCTGTATCCGGCACGGATTATTGCTGTAGATCTCGATGGGGTCAGGGGGCGTCGTCTCGCCCGTCTCTGGGTCGAAAACCGATTCGCCCTCCCCTTCCCTCCAGATCGTACAAAGAGCCGTTAGCGAACCGTCTACGGTCGCGTAGTGATGCTCGCTCCAGTCCGGGTGGATGAGCCGCGTGGATTCAAGAGGCATGGTTACTCCTCCGACTCCGCTAGCTCAAACTTCGACAATCGTCGATGCGGGTCAAAGTTCACAACGTCAAAGAAAGCCGCATCTTCATCGTCTTCTTTGCGAAGTGTCTCGGCTCGCTTCCGCAGCGAGTCAGCGAGCTTAGCTCCATCGGTCTGGAGATCCTGGGTGCGGATGACCTTGCCAATGAGCGCTTCAGAAGTCGCAATCGAGTCAAGCGCCGCAGCCGCAGCTTTCTTGATTCCGGACTCAATAGCTAGGAAGCCATTTATCTGATCAGCCGTAAGAATGAAATTGTCTTCATCAGCGTCAGAGATAAGCAGGCGCACTTTCCCGACGTCCGTGCTGTAATCGATAGCCACGCCTACTCACCTCTCTGGATCATTCTTCTTCGGGGGTTTCTTTCTTCTTGGCAGCCGCCTTTTTACGAACGGGAGGCTGCTCCACTGGCTCCAGAATTGCGATCTTCTTGAGATCCTTCCGCAGACCCTTGACCTCTGTCAGAAGTTCGTCCAGGAGAATCTCAGTTGTAGTCGCCAGCCGTCTCTTTCGTGGAGGCATCAGGATACTCCCTTATGTAATGGGATTGGCATTCAGAAGTGCTGCAATTGCATCCGCTTTCTGTCGCCCTTCCCAATTAGATGTCGCTGAATTACCCGCCCCGCAATTGCAGACAATCCATTTACCAACAGTATCCACTACCAGCCATTCATATGGCACACCAGCAGTCCCTATCACAATTTGTGGATTCATGTTGTGAATTACTATGTATCTATCCATCAGATCACGCCCACGGGTCGCCAGTGCCCTGGCTTGCCAAGGTCGCAAACGGGTCAACGGTTGCGCCACCCATGACGTGACGTACCCGGTACTGGATGTCGTCGTTGTCAAAGGAGCCGTCCTCAGGGGCCATCAGGCCGCCACCAACGCGCTGAGAGTCTGAAGACTTCAGGCGTAGGTCAGGAGTCTCATTGCCCCGTAGGAATCCCATCGCGAGGGCTGGACGTGGCGAAGAGGGGACAGGGAGCAGATACCAGGTTGTCGAACTGTTCCCGCTCTGGTCGATAACTGGCAACCAGGGGTTAGTCACAGGTTCAACCTGTCCAGACAGATAGTTACCAACAATGATCTCAACATTGCTACCTTCTGAAATGCGGAGTTCCCTTGCCTCCAAGATCCTTGCCGCAACATTCGTAAGCGCAGGAGGGACCACCAGGATCAGGCCATCCACCATCACGGGGGCGCCATCCTCATCGAGACGGCTCATGATTGCCGTAATCGCCGCATCAAGACTGTCCACTGTTAGATCAGGGTTGTCTCCGATGGGATTCCCTGCGGAATCATTTCCCATAACAGCAGCAGTCGCACGGTTGTCAAACGTTCCGTAATTCTGCCAGAAGGTGGTCAGTGGACCTGCCGCTCCGACGAACATCGACGTCGCGTGGTGGTCTTCGGTACGCCGCGCCGAGACTGCGAGACGATTGGGAAGACCATCCAGGCCTCCCAAGTCGTCATTAACCAGGGATTCCCACGAGAGAGCGAACCGCGCACCGTACTTACGGACGCGTAGTTCGTACTCTGCTTCGTCCAGATCACGAGCCTTGTACTCGCTCAGCTCTGGAACAGCATCCAGAATTCCCTGACCGCCCAGGAGATCGACCAGCTTGTGATTACGGAAGTCCCGCGTGACAGTCCGGCGCGTGAACTGCGGCCAGATCGCAGGTGCAACCTGGTATTGCGGGAGGAGTTCACGGCTGAGGATGTCTCCGAAGAGGAACGGAAAATCATCAGTCGAGAAAGCTTCCACAAGATCCAGCATTGCGCGCTTGGATCCGCCCATCGCACGGCCAAAGAGCTGGTATGCCTCATTCAGCTGCGTGAAGTACTTCGGGCCACCTCGTGGGCGAGAGAACTTCTCGTGAACGTATTTGCCACCCTCTAGAACTTCAGAAGTGGCTTGGAACTTGACAGCAGATGCACCCATCTCAGTAGCCCACCTTCACCATGATCGTTCCGGTAGCAGCCTGCGCCTCAAGCGCATAGCCGAACCGGGTATCCGTATTCGTTGTGCTGAGGGTGCCAGCCGCAGCCATATAGACAATGTCCCCGACAGCGGTCGCCCCTGTAACCTCAAGGGTCGCCACGCCATCCATCTTGACCGTGCAGACTCCCGTGCCAAGTTCATCGTCGGCGTCGATAACTGCTACACCAGGGAGATCCCCAACAAGGACAGGATCTCCACTAAGCACAGGGTCATTCGGCCCGACGTCCGGAACTAGCGGAAGCCAGTTGCCCTGGTCGTATACAAAGTTCTTCGCCATCTCAGGCACCAACCTTCTTGCGTCCGAAGATTGTCGCGCTCATGTCATCAAAGTCCGACTCTTTGAATTCCTTCTCTTCAGAGCCTGGCCCGAATCCGCGAACACCGCCGCTGCTTTCATCGACCTCAACCTGGATCTCAGCGATAGCCTCTTTGACGGTCTTCCGCAGTTCAGCCTCGTTGACGCTTCCAGCCTTGTTGCCGTCCTTGTCGTCTTCCTCCAAGATCGGAGGGTCAACGCTCAGGGACTTCGCCAGGGCTGGAGCCTTGATCTTGGCCTCTTGCAGCTCTTCTGCAACAATCCGGCGGGCGTGCTGCCGGTTCGCTCGCATCGACTCCCGCGTGGCAATCTTCTGTGCCTCTACGGTCTCCTTCTGAGACTCCTTGAGGCTTTCTTGCAACTCCTCCACCTTACCGGCAGATTCGCGCAAAGTAGTGAGCTCTCGCTCGTCGATCGTGACTTCACCCATTGCTGCCTCCTTAGTGGCAGGTGAATCAGCTTTCTTGCTCTCGGTCTTTTCAGTAACAGTTTGTGGTGTGGATACTGGTACGTATTGGGTTCGCTGCCTGACCTCGTACCGGCCCCCCGTTAGATTCACGGAGAGATCGTCAGACGCGACTTCATAGGATTGGCCATAGACTTTAGATAGGTCTTCTGAGTGGACTGAGAAGTAGACGACCTCATCGTCCATATCAAAGTCCTGTACCCAGATGTAGGTATCTTCAGCGCCATAGGCAGATTTTACGGCGGAATTGAGTTGCTGCCTTCTGTCATCGGAGGTTGCCTCCCGGATAAGAGGCCTGGCATTCTTGAAATCATCAGGCATTGTATGCTTCCTCGCAGACTCGATCAGGCTCACAATCTTCCCGCCTGCTCCAGCTTTGGTCACAAAGTCAACAGATATCCCCTCTGTGATCTTGGTGATGATTGGGCCGGAACGTCCACCCTGCTCACCTTGTTCAGCCTCGCCCATGGCCCGCACAGAGATGCCGATATCTTCAGCCAGCTCCTTAATCACAAGGGCCCAGTGCTCATAGATACGGATCTCAGAGTACAGGCCATCCTTCTCCCACTTCGCCTCTGTAATGAGTACACCAGCGAGATCTCTAACTGAGCGCTCTGGACGGTCCTGTTCCTCTGTAAAGGAGGGGTGGTCAAGATACATCTGTGTACCTGCTGGGAAAGCCGTTGGGCCATCCCGCTTTAGCATCTCCGCACTGTAATACCCAGAAGACCCCCAGCGTTCACCTTCAATGAGACGGATCTTTACCCGCTGCGAGGATACTTCCGCAATGTTCTCGACCAGCCTGCCACTCTCAGCAAGCGTTGTAGACATTACCCGACCCCCAATGCAGATACTGGAGTTGGTACATAACTCCCTCTCCAATCAGGATTTAGCCGGAATGTAGACAAGTCAGACCAAGACACATCTCCACTGTTCAATAGCGAAAGTCTACCCGGTCCCATTATTTCCAATTTACTGCTATCCGGAAGGGCATTGAATGTGTCTTCTGCATTAGGCAATATCGATTCAGGCTCATCGATATCCTCAAAGCCCAAATCCTTCCAGCTCCTGGTCGCGGGCAGGGACGTACAGCGCCCCTGCTGATGATCGTCTGGCCCGGGAATAGTCATCGGGAATACCTCGCCGTGTTTACTCCAGCACGATGGACAAGTCCGATCATCCAGCTCAGCGAGCCACTGCCAGCCTTCCAGGATGTCTTCATTAGCCCGCATCGACGCCATAGACGATGCACGGTTAGCGTCCAGCATCTCCGTCCTGGCGATGTTGTCAAGCCGATATCGTCCATGGGTAAATCCACCCTGGATCCGGCTCAGCATCTTACTCGCAGCCGTCCGTGGGTTATCCCCAATCGCTATGCCCGTCCGCAGCTGGCTCAGAATTATCCCATAAGCATCTGCACTAATCGACCGTGCGAGCCTTGTCACGCTGCCGGTAGTTCGCTCCACAATCGTCGCGAGAGCACGTCCATCTACCTGGTTGAAGGTAGCACTCAATCCCGCTGTTCCGCCTGCTCTTCGTTTCGCGCTATCGGGGTATTGCGATGCCATCATGAGCCGGTTAAACCTCTCGGCATCATCGACAGCCCGGCTCACATCCTGATTGATCCGGATAGTCCCATTGCTGGTAAGCCGGTTGAGGGCCTTCTCCGTCTCCTGGAGCACGGCCAAGGTGCGGCGGGAACGTCTGATCTGAGTCTGACTCGGCCAACGCTCTCCGCTCGTCAGATCTGCTAAAGATCTCTCCCAGTCGCCCCGTAGATCATCCCACGTCTGGCCCCACGCCCTCGCGATATCGGCAGTCTGCGTGTCTACGATTTCATCAATGGTCAGGCGTAGCCCATTGCTGTACCTGATCGTCTCCTCATTGACAGCCATCAGTACAACCGCAGACGTCCAGAGAAGATTACAGGGGTAACAGCAGGATCTGTCACACGGACATAAATGTCGTACCACCCAGCCGTTAGGTCCTCAATCGCTCCTCCAGGCCCAACGATAATCTGAGCTTCCCGCGTCGTTCCTGGATCTCCCATCCAGTCCCCATCGGTGTACACGGTGCCATCGTCCGGCGGATCATTCTCAGGAAGGATCGCAAAGGCGACAGGCTGAGTGTCTAATGTAACATTCGCCACCACCTCAACGGTCAGCTCTTCCTTAGACTCCACAGGCTGGGTCTGATATCTCAGGCTCATTTACTCCTCCAGGACTTCTTAGATAGATCGCCATACCAGATCTTCTTCAGCCCTGCAGCAAAACCTCTCGGCTTTAGCACAACGCTCAAGATCTCAAAGATCTGTTGCACCCCGCTCACAGGCGCAATCGTTATCCCCATGTCTACACTCGCACCGACCTCGTGAACCGTCTCCGTCCTTGGAGCGACTGCGAGGGAAATGGGGAGGAGCGCCTGAACATCGTGCGTGGCTTCAGTTGTTCCGCTAACCGTCAGTCCTAGTTCTATTGCCGACGCTACTTCCGGAACGCCCCCGCTGGGAGCAACCGTGACGGGATCCAGCGCCACGGCCAGATCTATGCTCGCTTCAGCGCTATGAGACGTCTCAGCGATAGGCGCAATACCCAATGCGAGATCGATGCTCGCTGAGACTTCTGGTGTAAGGGCTGGAGCTTCAGCGATAGGCGCAATTGCCACTACAAGATCGATTGTGGATCCCGCTTCATGGACGACCTGAGACGTGGGCGATAGGCTCGTTTCCAGCTCTATCGCCGCTCCGACATCGTGAGAAGTAGCGCTCAGCGGCGCGAGGTTAGCCGCTAAGGCGATTTCAGCGCCTACCTCGTGTATCGCCTCAGCTTCAGGATTCAGGGCCGTAGAGAGGCTTATAGAGCTTCCTACGTTGTGTGTCGCCTCGGTTTCAGGAGCGAGATCCACCGATATGGAAATGCTAGAGCCCACATCATGCTCAGAGGTAGTGGAAGGAACAAGATCCACGGCTAGGTCTATCGATGATGCAACCTCTGGAACGACTTCACCGCTAGCCGCCGCGATCGAAATCGTGCACCCTGCTCCATTATCAGCGAGAACTCCTGATGCCTGCTTGACCCCTGACGGTGACGATGGGTCTGCGAGAGACGCCACGAGCAGAGATGTCCAGGTCGTCGACTGCCGGTCTATCTCCTCCGTCATCCCAGCGGGAGGCGTCCAGTTGATCGAACCGCCACCAGATGTCTCTGTACAATGGAATGTGAGCAGAAGATCGTCAACGTCATTCGGCGTAATCGATGGAGCATCTAGTCCGTTGTTAGTAGTTGTCGGCGCAACCTCTGCGATTGTCGGCGTACTTTCCGCTCCAGTAACCCGCAGGATCGCCGCTACGGAATCCGCTCCGCCATTGACGCCAACTGTATAAGTAGCCGGTTCGCTGGAGGCTATGCGAAAGTACAACGCGACATGGATCGCGTTAGTCCCGCCATCGAAATCCGACGTCGCCAACCGAGTCCATGAAGCCGTTGGCAGGCTATTGCCGTTGAAGTTCCCCCAGTCACTCGCCACAACGCCAATCAACAAGTCTCCATCGGTCGTTCCAGACGGCACCGCGACAGGATAGTCACTAGTGCCGTCTGCAGAAGCAACGGATGCAACGATCGGCGTCATGGCTCGCCTATGTCACGTTAACTGGGCATACGGTGAGGTTGAGGTCTCCGTTCGCATTGAAGGCGAGATCGCCTGTAAGAGCCTCTGCGAAGCGGAATGTAGCACCTGCCAGATCCCCATACACGCCGAGATGTGACACGGCCTGAGACCCTGTGCCGGTAAAGCTCAGCGTCGCAGCGAGTGCGGCAACTCCTCCTGCCGCCGCGTCATACGTCGGCTGAAGTCGCTCATTGCTTACCTGGTCTGCCCCGGTATCCCCGTCCTGGATCGCATAGAACAACGTCTCTAATTCATCACCAACAGCATCAGCGGCTGTATTCAAGAGTGGCGTGTCAGTCATCGTCGTTACCGTCCTCTTCTGCCTTTGGGTTGATCTTGATGTTGATGCTGGACTGGACCTCTGGTACTTTCTCTTCCTCGCTCATTCTTCCTCCACTGGTGGTTCTGGCGGTTCGTTGCCTGATAGGCCTGGCTCGTTCTGTTCACCCTGCCGGAATCGGCGCACGGCGTCTAGCGTCCGCTGGAGCTCTGGATCACGGAAGTTCCCCTGATCGTCCGTCATCTCCTTCACGATCTCGTCTACGTCCTCAACTCCCAGAGCCTGAAGCATGAGCCTCAGCATAATGTGTGGAGGGATCTTCCCTGTTGAATCAGCAGCAACTAGCGACTCAACGCGATCTTTGACGCTCTCGCTCTCCAGCTCTGGCCATGTGAACTCCAGCGTCCGCTCCATGTCCTCTGGAAGGGTGACAGAGTTACGCCGCGTATCTGTATCAAACATCTCCGTCCCTGCTAAACGGCCCGCCCGCACATTAGCGTCGATGACATAGTTGAGAATCGCTTCCAGCGCCTCCTGCCAGAGCCGACGTCGCTTCCCCATAGCCAGGATCATCGGCTGATCTAGTGTCTCTGCTACGGCCCGCGCCCCCGTCGATCCAGGATCAGTCAGAAGGATCACAAGAGAGATCTCTAGGGCGCTCGCAACCATAGCAGCCAACGGCTTGCCAGAGTCGCTATCGATAACCGCGCCTGTCTTCGGAATCGCCTCAAACGATGTCTCGCCGCTCATGACCGCAGTAGCACCGATGTCATTCGGCTGGCGCGTCTGCGGATCCAATGGGGCCTTTTGCCGCAGCTTGTCGCGCATCTTCTCAGCCGCTGAAGACTTCTTGCTCTGCGCCTTCCATGCAAAGCGTGATAGCGCCTTGACTAGAACTGCCCAATCCTCTAGGAACTCCTTGTAGGCACGAGCCCAGGAGATCGCCGCGAACGCATCGCCAATCCCGAACTTCCAGCCGTCCAGCCGGTTCACTGGGACATGGTAGATCGGCGCTGTCCAGATCACAGGATGCCCATCAATCCTCTTCAGCCGGTTACCCCGCGCTGGCTGGTACCTGATATCTGGATAATATGCAACCTTGTAGTCGGTTCTGATGTTGCCGCTCGCATCAAGGGACCGCTGTGTCCACGAGCGCTTATAGAACCACGCCTCATCGCGATCTTCCGGGTTGGTGATGATGTCTTCTATCTCCAGGAACGGGAAGCTCCGCACCTCCACGCGCCCGGTCTTGGGAGTCGTGAAGCACGCCAGGAACACATTGCCGTCCGTTCCTAGTGAGCGCTCCAGCTCCTCCTGTGCCGTTGATCCTGTGAGGCTGTTGGTATTGGAAGGGTCGCTGAGGAACTTCTTCACGACCTCTTGGACGACCTCATCCCTCGCCTCAATCTGAACTCCTCCTCCGAACACATAGGCCTGCCTGATATTCAAGCCACGCTTGATCAGAGGGTTGCCGACTGCGAGAACACGGCAGATCTTCGCTGCGACACCTAGGCCATTGCGAGAGAACTCCTCATTGACCGCAGCGGTTAGCCGCTCCCAGCCCGCATCCTCCAGGGCTAACTCAAGATCTGCCATGCCCTCCTGAAGCCAGATATTGGTTTCCTTCTCAGCGGTTAGCTCTTCCCGCAGGCTACCGATCTCAGCCTCTCTCGTCTCGATCTGAGACTCGCTAATTCGGATCGCATTCAGTATGGACATTGTCACACCGGGCTGATAGCCCATCCTCTCGCATCCATCTCATCGAACTCCTCTGGCTGGTATGTGTCGTCCTCACTCAGCATCGGCACTAGCAGCAATCTATTGATCGCCTGAGAGAAAGTATCTACCTGATCGTCATGCGATCCATTCGGGAAGTCTCTCATTTCTTGTTTAAACTCAGGTACCCATGGAGCGAACGGCTCGCCGTCTCCAGTCAGGGGAGCGGGCAGTATCACATTCCCGCTATGCGTGAAAGGTGAGACGGCTTGAGCCCTAGCGTACTTCGACCCCTCGGGTTCGATTGGGATAATGCCTGCGATCTTCTTATTGAGCGAGTTGATAACCGCTGGCCCGTTCGCCTTATCCTCAATGAACTTCTGTACCGCCTGCGGCCACATCGCTGTAACCTCCTCCATTGTCTGGAGGCTCTTGGTGAAGTTCATACGATCTCGCACCTGATACAGAAGATAACAACTAGGCCCATGTCTCAGCCAGACCTGGCCCACAACATAGTCCGTAGCCTTTGTGTCCTTGAAGGTAAAGTCCCAGCTCTGACACATCTCCATATCCGGCCATTTAAGCCCATGGATCCAGCGAGATCCATCAGGCCTCACGATCCACATTGGCCATTCATACTCTGGCCAGTCGTCGCAGAAGATCCCGCCCTTGCGCGGCGTTGGGTTGCCCTGATAGAGCGAGTTCCAGATCCACGGCCCAGATCGGGTCTTAATCGCCTGCCATTGCTCGACGGTTCGCTTACGTGTGCTCTCTAAGAACTCTCCTGGCTCTCTCCCGAGCACATCGTCATCGTCCTCAGCCTGGGCTGGGATATTGATTACATCCCACAGGTGCCCATCCTCAGCTGCGAGGAGACGGCCCACGAGGTCGTCATGATGCCACCGAGTCAGGATCACAATCACCGGAGATCCTGGAGCGAGACGCGTTGACCCTACAGACAGCCACCATTTCCACGCTCGCTCCCGGTACTTGCTTGACTCAGCCTGCTCCATGTTGGAGATCGGGTCATCGATAAACAGCGCTCCAGCTGGACGCCCGGTAAGCCCAGCACCAATACCCACAGACCGAACTCCACCGGTATGCCGGTAAAGCTTCCAGCTCGCTACAGCTCCGTTGTCAGGGGCGATCCGCAGGCCAAGGTCTAGCGTCCCATCTTGGCCTGCGTTATCCACGATGTGGTTACGAATCGCCCGGCCAAAGTCGTTGGCGAGATTCTGGTCATAGGAAGCTATCGCTATCGGGGTATCCTGCCACTGCTGAAGAGCCCATAACGCTCCACAGATCGTTACCCGTGTGGACTTGCCCTCCTGTGGCGGCATTGTGATAATTGTCCGGCTGTCCGGTGTAGCGAAAGCCTTCATGATCGCTGAGTCGATTAGGTCCATAGCAGGGGTCTGAACAGTGCCCGGCATCAGCCTCTTCGCGAGATCCCCAGGAGTCTCATACCCACCCCGCCCCTTGGGTTTCCAGCGCTCCACCCAGGAGTCCAGGACCTCAGCATCGATCGACATGCCTAGATTCTATCCGGATACACAAAAAGGGCTGGAGATCCTCAGACCTCCAGCCCTCTCCCCCGGATACCCAGCTAGTCTACGCGCTCCTCACTCTTCAGGGACAACAGCTCACGGGGCACTACCTCCCCCACAAGCTCGCCCCAGACCTCAATAACATCCTCTTCTTCAAAACCCTGCACAACGAGACCTTCCCTCAGGCTGTCCAAGATCCTACGCAATGCTGAGTCGAGAAGATCGCTATACCGGTTTACAGCATCGATCTTCCGCTGCTCAATACCGATCGCTAACGCATTCCTGCACAGCTCGCCATAGACCTTCCGCTCATTGTTGTAGAGGTGGAGCCACTGATTCAAGCCCGCTTTCTCCTTTGTGGTAAACGAGGAGTTCTCACCCGACGTATCGGAGACCTCTACCACTCCCCAGACTAACGCATTCGGCTCAATCTCCTGGACCTGCTGTCGTAAGAAATTCACATGCGTCTTAGACCAGTAGATCTCCTCCAGCAGACCCTCAACCAGATTATGCTCAGTGGGCGCAGTCCCAAGAGTCCCCAGTGTTTTCCTTACCTCCTCACGAGCCACAACCGCGTCTGCCTTCTGCTGCGCATTCTTCCTAGCAGTTGGAGATCCCGCACACCTCCTGCAATGGTCCTGATTCTTCATCGGCCACATGCCACAGGCCTTGCTATCACGTGGCCTATGCCCATCGCATCTCTCGTGCACCTCCCCGCATTTCTTACAAGGAGGACCATTCCCACGACTCATATATGCACCAGCTCATTGATATCAGAGGTCACTTACTTACCAGTCCGACGTCGCAACCTCAACTGCATTCTCACCGAAGGAGGTCGCCATACTCTTGTTTCCTGAAGTGGTATCCCTGCCTGCTTGTAATGGTATGCACCTACAGGCCCAGGAACATTAGGCACTTCCGCTGCGACAGGCCAATGGCGCTCGCTAGCAGACATATCAATACCTCTCAATCCTATGGCACTTCTGGCATTGGTACTCATCATAGATCTCAGTCTCACCTAGCGAGCTGACATCCCGCTCAATCGTCGCCACGAACACCATAACTTGTTCACAGCTAACACAATCAGGGGCAGGGCTTTCCAGGCCTAGCGTGACGGCCATTGCGCTCAGCTCCTCATGGTCTAAGCCAACATTCGCAAACACAGACTCAAGCTGCTCTTGCATTTGTTTGCGCTGGATCTCTCCCAACATTCGCCCGCCTCCCAAACCTTTCCTGCATCTGTGTTTGTAGAAGCTCCTGCGCTGCTGGCGACAGGGACTTAAACCACCTCGCCGAGATCTCCGTCATGGCCCGGCCCCTCTGCTCACCCCGCGACGGCAGCAGGTCCGCAATATCAACCTGCAGCGATTCGCGCACATCACCAGTACCATTCTTCCAGTAGTACTGGTTATGCCTTGTGGCTTTCTTGAGCCGTGTGCGCCTGCTCATATCCGCAGCCCACTTCCCGGCTCAACATTGACGGTTACCCGTGGGCCACCTTTCACATACTTCTCAAAGTCTTTCGCAAGTTCAATAACTGTCTTGCCCCCTCCAATACCAGCCGTCTGCATGACCCCCTTGAAGTTCACAGCCTGCGCCACGCACTCTAGCCGTAACCGCTCATCATGGCTAAGTTTGTCCTCAAGCATTACACTCCTCATTCCTGCATAGGTATTCCTGCTGTATCCCGTGCTCATAGACAACCGTCACAAGCTCCATTGGCTCTTCACAAGAGCTACACCTTGGCAGCATCAGGATTCTTCTCCCCAGAACTTCTCACCTAGCTGCCAGCCCATAAGCGCTCTCCACTCCAAAAGCTTCTCCCGGCCATCGTCGCTATACAACTCATAGCCAACAGCATTCAGAAGTATCTTCCGCTCAGTGGTTCTCTGTAGCCGTGCCCTAGTTAGCCTCACGTCGCCTCTGCCTTTCCAGAACCTTGTACTCTGACTCAAACAGCTCACTCAGCCGATCCTTGTTCTCCTCCAGCACAATCGCAAACGCCCTCTGCCTCGCGAGCTGCGCCAGATCCTTATGCTCCTTCTCACGTATCGGGAAGATCACATCGCCACCCGGTGGCCGCCCTTTCCCACGCGCCCTAGTCCGGAACATCTTCTCATACAGAGATGGCGTCATTGGCTATCACTGCTAGCTATTGAAACGCCCACTTCTGGACCTGGCGCCCATAACGCGACCTTCTCAATTACCACACGGACATGATGCCCAGTCGCCCTCACATGCACCTTGGCCTGTTCACGAGCCGTAGCCGAAGATCCAGCGTTCCACCCGCATTCCTCTTTGGCGCATTCGGCATACGGCTCAAACACCGCTTCCATTTGCTTAATCACCTTTGGCATCTTCTTGCGGCCTCCATCCCATCCACTCTGCGGTCTCCCTTGCCGCATCGGCATAGCCCTGCCAGTAAGCCTCGGAACGCGTGGCATCCAGAGATACCATTTTCTTCAGCAAGCTCTTAAGCCATTCCATCTATCCCACAACACCTCTCGACTTATCCCAGACATTCCGTTCAGCAACCACCATGACCCCCTCCTGCCGGTGCTTCCTGCAAACGGCATGCCCAATACATTGTTTACCACAGCCCAGATACCATTGCCGGACTACTGGCTTCTCCCTGCACGAATTCCTCTTCACACAATCGATATTAGAATTATACCCCGCCCTTACCGCGACCATCTCTACACCTGGTATTTCTGTAACCGTTCTCGCTTTTCCTTATCACGCTCAACAAGCTTCTCCTCAAGCTCTGCCCTTTCCCGCTTCAGCCTCTCAAGTTTCTCCTGCGATATCTTAATGGCATCCTCTCGCCATTCAATCTTATTGACTACAGACTTCAGCCTCTTGCTTATCATCTGTAATTCAGCCTCTTGCATTTTCAATCTCCTCTCAATCAGGCTTTGAACTCACTCAAATTGCAGACAATTGTGAGTCTCGCGTACGCGTATACGTTAAGAGCCGCCCTCTACTACTACTAACTCTAGGCACAAAAAAGAGAGATATAGATATTGATAGATGTTTGTGTGTGTTTGAATAGATGTTTAATTGCATTCTGATAGGTGTTATAGATGTTTGTAATACAGCGAAACACCTATAAACACCTATCTGAGAAGTCGAAACATCTATCCAAACATCTTAAACACCTATATCCACGTTTTTCTTACTACGCCCTCCCCGACCGGGCGGGGGCGGCTCTTTTTCTACGTTTCCCCTGGTCGGAAAACCATTCCTAGAAATTTCGCCCTCCCTACTGAATAATTCGATCGAGCGCGGGCATGAAATCAACCTCAAAAACGCCACCCATCGGCACCAGAATTCTGCAATTCGAGAACACCTCAAAGCCAGAATTTTCCTCGCTTCGCAGTTGCCATGACACAGCATCACCCCATTTCGCATGCAGAATTACCTCCTCAGCGACAGGAATAAAGAGCGGTTTCAGCTCAGGAACCAGCGTGCAAAGCACGCTTCCCGCGCATTTTTCAGAGACAATTAGGCCACTTCTGCCATAGAGCGCCACAAAACCGGTACACAGGAACCACACCCGTGAGCCGCTTTTAGCCCGTGAGACCCCGTTCACTAACACGTATTTTTCACCGCCCGATCAAACTTCTCCATGACCATATCTAGGTTTGTACCGTTAAATACGGCCCATCCACCCTCAGCTACTGGCGCAAAAATAGCCTGGTTGAACTCTTTGCGGCGTCGGTCTCTGGTCTCGCTATCCTCCGTCAGGAGCCGCAGAAACTCCGCCCGTAGCTCCTCCACTTTCACCATCTTGCCTACCTCCTTCTAGAGTCTCCAGCGCCCGCGCCGCGAGACACCGAGCGTGTATCAGATAGCACATAGGCCAGTGTGCATATTCACGTGGAGGAACCATGGAAGGAACCATGGAAACCCGGTGTTTATGCATCTCTATTACCTGCTCCGCTAGACCGCGCACCGCGTCCAGAGATGCCCGCGCAGCGTCCCGTTCCCGCAACATCTCATCATAGCCCTTAGCGAGAGCGCGGCGCTGGCTAAGGGTCTCTTTATGCTTAGCTCGCTCCTCCTGCAGGTCAGATAGCGCATCCTGCATCTGTTCAACTGCGGCATCCCGTGCATTCTGCAAATCGGCTAATAAACGTCGCGAAACGGTGATTTCTTCATCGGCCATTAAACGAGATCGCGTATCCTCTGCAGTACGGTTGATTCTGTTAATGGCGTTGACTACCCTCGCAGCTAACTCTGGCGTCTCCATCATTCCGAGATAAGTATCAGAATCACTAGGCTCCTCGCCAATCTGCAGGTACAACGTGCGTTTCAGCTTCCGTCCGACTCTCCAGGGTTTCCGCATATTCACTTTCTTACCTTCTCTCGTATCGAATACAGCAACACAGCGGAGCGGGTAACCACAAAAAGCAACGTCACTACACACGCCTCCCGCAGCCATTCTGGATATGACATCTCATCCATCGCACGCCTCACTTCCGGAGTTGTCGACTGGCTGCCACGGTGTGTGGTGCGTGGTCGCGGTGCGATTGACGACGGTCGCAGACCGCAAAGGATCGAGGCTCTTCCAAGATGCGGCGACTGCCTCGGCATCCGACCGGGCCCAGACCTTGGAGAAAACGACGTTGCCGCTATCAGCCTGGACGCCCCACTCGATGGTGGTCTCGACCTCGCCTTCGGGGATGAGACCGGCGCTGGCAAGCATTTCAGCTACATGGACAGGGTGTGATGTGAACAAGGAACCAGCGCTCCACCCGCACAAGCAGGAACCGATATCCATGCGCGGGTGAGCAGTCAACACCTCTACAACGTCTTTCTCGTACATCTCACTCATCGCGCACCTCCGTTATTGCCGTCACACCGCACAAGCATTGATGCCGTTGCCCATCGTGGTCGCGATCCCTGTGGCATTCATGTTTGTTGTGGTGGGTCTCATCACAGCCGCCCCACGAGGCTAGGCACGCTTCGACATCAGGCGAATTCTTGTCGTCCCCCGCACCTGCGGTAAAGAACTTCGCCTCAGACTCCAGCTGTGCATCAAAGATCTCCACAATCTTCTTGGCTAGATGAGCATCCCATTCCCGCCTTAGGATCTCAGCATTAGTACCCTCTGCCTCAAATTGGCAGCCGCTGCAGGCCAGCTCCTCTGCGGGGCCAATGCCTAGCTTGTACTTCTTGACGATCATCTTATGCGCCGAGATCACATCTGCGATCAGCTTTATCATCACAGTAGATCCTCCAATGTGTGTTCAAATTTCGGGTCATCGTGCGTTACACCAAGAGCCTTCCGCAACATCTCAGCCGCAGCCCTGTACGCGAACCGCGCAGAGCCATCTTTGCTATTAGCCGCCTCAGTATCTAGCTCGCCAATTACCTCCAGGACCGCCTGCTCAGGCAGGACGTCATCGTCTCCGATATACCTGTAATGAGTCCTGCCCTCGTGACCGTGGATTCTCATCGCATCGTCAAGCGAGTTCCAGATAACGGTAGACGCTCGCTCCCCCAGCCACCGGATAGCTACAGTGCCATCCTGCCACTCCACCCCGTGCGCGATCACGCCGGTGCCGCTTACCCCTGAGACATCCTCGCTACGTACTAGCTCAAACGGCCGAGGTTCGCCCCTAAGAACCTCGCGCCCATCCTGTGGGCCGTTACCCCGTCGCCCCGTAGAAAGCTCTACAACGGCGTGCTCCATTGGCTCAATCTCATGCCACTGCCCTTCCTGCGTCATCACAATGCGGTACCGGATACCTACCGCATTCTCCTGCTCGATCAGAGGCCTTCCAGAGCACACCCACTCGTGATCTTCATATGCTACAACCTCCCCATCCCGGTATGCCACACCGTACTCAATATCGACGTCTGCCTCATCGCTAATGATCCCCTCTTGCTCAAGGGCCGTCACGGCGACGTTGGCGAGTTCAAGACGTTCTCTGCTATTCAGTCCATCTGTTCCACCTCTGGTAGCGAATACCAGGTTGATAGCCTGAATAGCTCGTTCTGTAGTCTTCATTCAAACCACTCCTTCTCCCATCCGTGGGCCGCTCGAAAAGCAACCGTCCCTCTGTTCCTTAGCTTCCGTATCCACAGGACACAGTGCCTTGTGGAATCTCGTACGTGATCTGGGCCGGGGGTATACATCCCCATAAGCTTGAGCCTCTGATCATTGATCGCGTTCTTTGCCTCGCTAGCCGACTGCCCCTGGATTGTCCGGCGGCGGATCTGCCCGTCATTCTCCCGCAGGCCTTTATAGAGCGCATACTCGATTTTCGCTCGCAGCCGTACCGGTGAGAGGAAATCCTGGCTCTGGTTCATCTGCTGCATGACCCATGTCTCAACTCCGATCGCTAACCCTGATGGGCCTCCGATCTGATTCACAATATCCATAAGCTGGCACGTCTGATCATCTTCTGGCCCCCTGAGGTAGCTCTCCCACCACGCCAGAATACATTTTGTTGTTGGTACGCCTGCGTAGAGGGCGGCTGGGTGGAACCAGACTATCGACACTCCTGATACCACCCCTGGATCTACCCACATAACTCGCGGCCACCACGTAATCTCATCCTCGCAGCCGGTATCCCAGCGGGTACCTTCGGTATCTGCAACATGCGGGGTTATAAGCATGCATTTACTCCTCCTCTAGATTTTGGTGCTGAAAAAAATATCGCTTGCCCTTCTGATAACAGTTGGGCTTACCGCCGATCGCTCTTGATATAGCCTGAAGCTGAATCGCCACCACCGACCAGCCCCCTGCTACCGCGCAGCTCCTCTGCGCAGACGGCTCCATGCCTTCAGTATTGATCTCCTGCCAGTCCACCCCTGGCACAAGCTCATGCAGTTCGCCATCAAAGAGATCAGCGCTCATGTCGGAGGCTGGCATAAGAAAGGCGTTCCAGGCTTACGCTTGTCCCATGTCTGGCCCATCTCAATAGAATTAGCATATGGGCTTGATCGTGGTGCCAGAGACATGGCGCTTTACGTAATGCAATCGCAGCCTTACCGTTGGCCTCCCACGTCTTGTAGTCAGCAGGAAGTTCCTTGAGACACATAACACAGATCTGCGCTACAACGCCTAGCCAGCGATTTTCAACAGGCTCTACCTTTTCATGTCGGCAACGTTGCCCCGTCTCCTTAACTCCTACCTTTTCAAAGGCATACTTTACGAGCGTGTAGCAGGCCGGAAACACAAGAAGAGCAATCAACACATATGCGAATTCCATCACGCTATCCTCTCGCCGGTTACTACCCGTTTGCGCTTGTCGTAATCCCGAAGCAGGTATACGACCCTGCCATGCTCAGGCGAGCCGAAGACTACATGGTTGTCAATTACCTTGACCCACGACATCGGCGCTGCCTCAATAATCTTGCACTCGATCTCCAGCGCCTCTGGCGGATCTACAACATAGCTACATCCCGGCTCATGCCCCTTATTGATACACTGGTAGACCCCGAAGCTCATAGCAATATCAGCCTCGCCCCTGTCTTAGCTGCGATGTATATGAACACGCAGATGATTGCGATCTTTATGATCACCATCGCGGCCCACATGCAGTATGCCAGTAACATGTTGCTCCTCCTTACGGGTTAAACCAGCCTCGCTTCTCCAGAAAGTTCTCAACCTTGTGAATGTGCTTTGTCGGCTGCCCATTCTTCACTCTGTCGGCTTCCCTGATTAGGAATCCTGAGAATATAAAAAAGGCAACGATAATTACCAGCACTACAACAATTAGCCATTCCATTTTAGATTCCTCCGCAACTAGTGAATACAACAAGAAAGAGCATTACTGCTGTCACTGCGATCATGCCCGCACAAGAACGCCCGCCAGGATGGCGGCCCCAGGATGGCGGCGGATCTCCAGAAGGTATTTTGCTACCCATTTAAACCACCTCCGTCAGTTCTCGCAGTGGCGGCGCAGGAGATCTTGGCGCCTCCTCGCTACCGGTTATCCTGGGCCATACAGCCCGGTGCTTTGTGTACACGTGCCACTGCTCAGCATTGATTGCGGACTCCGCTCCGCCCCAAAATGATTTCCAGGTGCAGAGCCAGCAATCTGCGGTGTGTATCATGTTGCCGCCGCTCTGCAGCCGCTGGACTGAGCATGCCAATCATCGGTTACTGCCCCTACATTATCGGTAACCGCATTTATATCGTCAGTAATCGCATTTATATCGTCAGCGGCCATGTTCATGCCATCGGCGTCCTGCGCTGCCGCCGCCCGTACCGCTGCAATTGATGCATTGGCACTGTTAGCCATCAGTTCGGATAACTCTCTAAATTCTCCGAATATGATCTGTGCGGTGTCGAGCGCATCTAGGCACGCTTGCGGCGCCACCTCCACGGTCTCCGGCTCTGCCGTGACGGTCACCGTGGGAACCGGGTCAGCAGACGTCTCGTCTGTCCCAGTGCTGCCGATGCCGTAGCCGATGAGCGCTACCACCGTGACTGTGACAACAATCCACGGCCAGCGACGGGTCTTAGTAATCTCTATCATGTTGCCTCCTCTAGTAAAAGGAGAGGAGGAAGGAGTACGCCCTCCTCCCCTCCAGCCTTTGTTAACTCAGCAGAAACCTACGGGCCAACAGACCTAGACCGCCAGCAACCAGCAGCCCTCCCCCTAGTAGCAGCCCTGCGGTGGAAGCGCCTGTATCAGGCAGCTCCTTCCCACTACCTGTGTTAGGCAACTCTGGGTCGCTAGGCGTGGGTGCAGGCGTAAAGTCATCTCCTGGATCACCCTTGTCACCCTTATCGCCCGGCTCTCCTGGTGGCCCAGGTGGCCCAGGTGGCCCTGTCTCGCCCGGTTCTCCAGGAGTAGGTGTACCCGGTTCTCCCGGCTCACCGGGGCAGCCCTCTGCGGCGTTGAATTCAAAGTCCCATGCCCATTCACCTTCAGCCAGGACGTAGCCTTCAGCGGCCTCTGCGGTCACCGTGAGCGACTGCGGAAGCGGAATCACGTTGTCGCTAGACTCGTGGCTGTAAACTACGCCCTCAACCTCGGGCACAGTAAGCGTCGCTGACTCCTCGCATACAGCCTGCGTTACGGTCGGCTCCTCTGGCGTAACGCAGATGCCCGTGAAGGTATCAACCCCCACCGCACCAGAATCCTTATTCTCTATGAACCGCTCACAGCTCGTGTCATAGACATATTCCCAGAATGTGATCGGGCCAGCCGTCGCACCCTGTTCAAAATATCGAAGAGCGAACTGGGAAGTCTTCTCGGTACCTTCAGCGTCGCTCTTGCACTCCAGATGGCTGAGATCTACGATCTCGCCGTCTAGTGAGCCCGCGTCTTCTGAAAGCTCACCGGTCACCGAATACTCGATCACTTCGGTCAGGGATCCCGTGATACCGGAGGCAGCGACAAACTCACCTATCGAATCGAACCTGATGCTGTAATCGGCGTCGGAATCCTCAGGCAGCTCAGTGATCGTAGCGATCCGGGTGAACGTATCCCGTGCCCAAGCCGGGCAGTCGTTGTCCGGGGTGTTCGCGATCTGAGACGTCACAACGACAGATTCCCCACCCTCAGTGCTGCTCGCAGCCGATACCCCTGCCAGCATGAGCCCGAAGCTCGCCAGCAGAGCGATAAAAATCTTTCTCAACATGGGATCTCCTTGTCCCTATATTCTGGACCGCTGTGGCCCGGAAAGCGCTCCTCTGCGGAAGCAAGAGCGCCAACCTAGTTACAGCGATTCGCCTGCGAACCAATGTTGCGGGACGTAGACGGGGGCAGGCTCAACATCTCGATCGCAGATCGAGCCGTCGTCGGTTACGGTGACTACCCACTTGCCTCGTTTGCGGACCTCAATAAGCCCATCTGCCAAGTGCTTATGCGCCCACTTACCTCGGCACGTTGCTTTTGGCTCGCGAGCCTTGCCTCTTGGCATGCTTTTCCTCCTCCTCTTTGACCTTGGCCTGCTGAATAAATAGGACATCAACTGCGCTCTCAGGCCTACCGCCAGCAGTTAGAATCTCCTTGGCGATGTTGATACCCATCCTCTCGATGTTCTTGACTCTTGCCTTGTGCCTGCTATGACCTGACATCTGTCACCACCACCATTCGTTTCTGCATTTGTAAAATGGCACGCCTGATCACTTCAGATCGCGTCATATTGGTGGCCTCTGCAAACGCATCGACCCACTCCAACACGTCTGGCTGCAGGTGCAGCTCTACTCTTGGACCGATCTGTGGCCGTCCCATGAAGCACCTCCTCTTCACCTTTCTCGCCGTACGATACTCCTCTAATTAGAATTAGGGAAGCGGGAAGCTCTAGACGGCCCTCTAACGACCTTCGGACGGTTGCCCCACATAGACCCCCACACACGCCTCCCGTGCTCGCGTACACCCACATAGCGGACCGTACGACCTTGCGGAACGCCCTCGCCCCTACACACGTGCGAGACGATCTGCTTGTTAGGGCTCTGGCTGAAACCTCCGCCACAGATCGAGCACACCCACGAGCTAGGCGGGCAGGCGACTTTGTAGCGCCCACCCGTAGCCGTATCGAACGTCAAGCCGCTCAAGATATTGAATGCCGACCTCAGACGGCCCATAAGAGCCACCCCCATAAGAGTCCCATGAGCACACCCCAGATAATGCATCCACCTGCAATAGCGATTACATTCATGCTTATGGTCTCCTCGCTGCCCCTGGATCTAGCAGCCATTCTGCAGGCTGAATAGCGCCTATGAAGACAGGTCGAATCCCTTCGCCATAAACGACAGACTGTGGCCCAACCCCTGAAACGATCGGATTGCCCTCAACACTGTCGTACTCTTCACCCCATTCCGAACTAGAACGCCCAACCTGTTCGTTGGCGTTCACCCGTTCACGGATCTTGCAGTAACGATCAAAGTTGGCCCTGAACTCACACTTGCCCGTTAGGTAGCAGACCGGACGGAAGATATCAGACAACATCTCAAACTGCCAGCGGTCGGGCAGCATATCAGGAGTCCAATTTGACGTGTCTTCCCCGCCCAGCCGTTCCGCATTAGCAGCCCGTGGATCATAGTTACGGATCGCTTCAATGATTCGCGTCCACAAGATTCGCCATTCCATTTGCGCCTGAGTGCATAGCCGGTTACCCGCGTGATCCTGAAGCGCTCTCAGGTCCGTCGAATAGTGGAGCCGGGTGGTGATGTTGTGCGGGAGGAGTCCACGAGCGTCCTCTGCAGGCATACCCGTATCTACCAGCTTTTGATATGCCTGCTCTGTCTGCTGCATGACCACGCCCCACTGATACCTCTTCCGATCGACCTCTGGTAAGAGATCCCAGTTCCAGCCATTCGACTCTGCGTCATCGTAGATCTCTCGCATAGATCGCGCCCCTGCGAGAGACGGGGGGAGGGCAACACTCTCGGCCATGTTCTCCTTGACTGCGAAACGCAGACTCTCCTGTGCATAAACAGCCGTCCGCTGCCGCACCATCTGATGCGTGAGGCTCCTCGTAACTCCCTCAATGAGGAAGTGAAATTTCACAAACTCGAATGGCGCTTTGAGCTTAGTGTTCTGGACCTCCTTGAAGAAGTACCGTCGCTCATCGTCGGTAACATCTGCGAGCGAGCGCACCACCTTGCCTTTGTACATGAGGCACGCAGCAGCAATTTGTCCTAATGGATCATGACTCATTTCGAGAAGATATACCCTGGGTCCAGTAGAAGCATCTAATGGTTCAGATGCATACATCGCCTCATCGGCCCACTTCTGCACTTCATTATTCATTGTCGTTCTCCTTAAGCCAAGACCAGCTTTTCCCAAGTCTTATAGAGCTAATTGTTGCATTTGTCACGTTGTATTTACGAGCAAGTTCATTGCCATTCATTAGCCCTAGCTGTAAAGATTTACGTATATCAATAACGTCATCTCTTGTCAGCTTGTTCAGACCTTGATTGCCATCCCACATTATGCTGTCGTATTCACGATGGCATACTCTACACATTGGCTGATAATCATCGAATTTAAAACCACCAGTCCCGTGAATTTCAGCCCAGTCTCTTGCTGGCTTCCCACAAGTGACACAAGGATGATTAGAAGCTTTACCGCGAACAGTCTTTACTCTGTCATGTCGCGCGGCATATCCGGCCTGATCTCCTTTCCAGTTTGGCTTATCAGAAAGTTTAAGTCCTGAATGTCGACCGCAATTACACCCATGTAAACATTTACTCACTTGCCCTCCTCAAAGATTGATCTCACTGGCTCATACCCTGGGATTCGCGGCGGATCCTTCTCTGGGACCTCATAGATGATCTCAAGCCCGCAGGCACTCGCCACCTGAACCTCTAGCTGCGCACCCCTGCTCTTCTCCCAACCGGATAGAACGTAGACCGCTTCACACTGGAGCATCATGATCAGGTCGTATTTCAGGTAGCACTCCCACGTGTGAGGCTTCCCGTCGTATCCTTCCCGATCTCTCGTACACTCTCCCAGACAGCCTGGCTCGTGATCCACAGGATTGACGACATTGTGCCCCTCCTCCTTGAGCCATTCCCCTGCCAACCAGAAATTGTCTCTGTGATTTGGTACGTCCGTAATAGGGCCGCTGATATAGATCCTCATGGATACTCCTTTTCCCATTTCACTGATATCTGCATTTGGTCTAGCCTGTTTGCGCAGTCGCTGCATGGTTTGTGCGTAACCCATATTACAAATCCCGCGAAAGTCTCGTATCCGTAGAGCTGTTGCATGTGCGCGATCGCCTTCATCTCTGCGTGAGTAGCGATACATTTCCCATTACCGGCGAATGGAGCTCCTGGAGGTTCCTCACTCTTCGCTCGTGGGCAATCCGTCGCACACAGCCTACTATTACGCTCCTCGTTCCATCCCGTAGAATACAGCCCACTAGGACTGCGGAGTACCGCTCCAACCTGCCTACGGATACATGTACTCATCCACGAGGTCTCACGTGCCATCTGGAACATTTTGTGGTCTAAAACGCTGGACATCCTCACACTCCAACCAGCTCGCAGCGACTGATGCAACTTGGATAAGCTCAGAGACCAGATTGTCAGGAGTCCAGCTGCCTGGATTCAGCTCCAGCTCGCATAGCTCTTTTGCAACCTCGCCTATCTCCTCCGTCAAAATGGCCAGCTTCCTGTACCGGTCTAGATCAGGGTTGAATGGCGTCTTATTCCAGCCATGCTTCGCTATAGCGCGAACGGACTCAGAGCTAATCTGGCCCAGTGTAATCTCATCTAGACCATTGATTTTCGTTCCCATCGTCTCCTCCTAATCATCAGGGTTTATGATGTAGAGCCTTGTGGCGTGTATTGATCTACCGTGATATGGCTTCTTAACTGCCTTTGCGAGCACATAATCCTGGTTGATTATTGCGTTGTCGATGTCGTCTCGATACTTCGGGTATGTCCAGCGATTCACCTTCAGGGTAATCCGCCCATGTGTATCCTCTAAGAACATAGTCATATACGCCGACAGTTCAGGATCTTTCACCGTCTTAGGGTCAAGCTCCTCGCCTGTGCGAGCGCGGACGTTCTCGTACATATCCTGCGGCTGCTTATCTTTCAGCAGCCCTAACACGATGTGTGACGACCTCTGCGCCTCAAATGGAATGTCAGTCGCAAGCGTATTAGGCATAGGCAGCCCTTCTCTTCGCAGCCACTCGCGGATCGCTTTCGTTTCCCTCTCAATCTTATGGATGTCGAATGGGTCATCCTTCAGCGAGAACTCCCGCATCTTCTCAATTGTCTTCTTACCAATTCCTGGCACCCCAATAAGACCATCCCATCGCTCAACTTCTACCTTCTCCTTGAAGTCAACGATGGCCTGAGAAGTCTTGTCGCCGATACCTGGTATCTCTTTGAATCCCGCCAGCACACCGTTATCAAGTGGCTGCCACGTACGCCCTGAAGTCTTAGGGTTAGGAGGCAGCACCTCATAGCTGCGGTCAAAGCGCTTATCCATCATGTCCCGCATGAGGTCTAGCTTCTTGTCATCGTCGTCTGTCTTCTGGAGCTGAGCTGCGTAAAAGGCTAGGGGGTGGTGAACCTTCAACCACATAGACCAGTAGCCAATTAGCGAGTAGCTGATCGAGTGAGCGACATTGAATGCATAAAGCCCAGCAGTGATCATCCGGTTCCAGATCTTTCTAGCCAGCTGCTCATCAATATCATGAGTCGCCGCTCCATCGCGGAAGTCTCCCCACATCTTCTCAAACGCAGCCTCGCCGTACTTCTGCGAGATGATCTTGCGGATTTTGGTCGCGTGTGTCCACGGGAAGTTCCCGACGTCTGAGCAGATCCTGATAATCTGTTCCTGGTAAATGATCTGCCCCTCTGTCTCTTCGCAGATGCGCCCGACAATTGAATGTAAGTCTTCTCGCTCCTGGCGTCCGTGACGTACTAAGATGTAGTCTCCCGTTGTGCCTGAGTTGTACGGTCCGGGTCGCGCCAGCGCGTTGATGGCCGAGAGGTCCATGAAGGTATTGGGCCGCAGCTCCTGCGTTACGAGCCGCATCGTACGCCCTTCAAACTGGAAGATCCCAGTAACGTCTGCGCGGTTGAACGCATCTAGTACATCAGGGTCATCTGTGGGGAGGGCGTATAGCTCATCGAGAGACATGCCAATTATCTCTAGGGCTATCCGTATCATGCCCATCGTCTTTAGGCCCAGAGCGTCAAGTTTAAGGAGTCCTAGGTGCTCTCCGTCGTACTTGTCTACCGAGAGGACCTGAAGTTTCCTTCCATCCTGCATCTTACGGGAGTAGGTGGCTACGTAGTTCCATAGCGGCTCTGCGCCGACGACAACGCCTGCGGCATGTACGCCGTGGTTCTTGAGGTTCCCTTCTAGCTCGATCGATCTGTAGAGATCCGGCCAGCGCTCAAATGCCTCTTTGATCTTCGGATACATTTCGATCATGTCGGAGATCGATGCATCGAACCTTTCATCCGCAGACGTCCGCTCTGGGATGAATCCCTTTACAGCGTCCACTTCCCATTTTGGTATCCGATACACACGGGCCACATCGTCAATGCTGTTCTTACCGCGATACCGGGTGAAGGTGCCGATGTTTCCTACCCGATCTTCACCATACTTCTTAGCCATGTGTAGCCGTACGCCGTCCCGTAGATCATCATCAAAGTCGAGATCGACATCTGGGAGGTCATGACGGTCAGGTGCAATAAATCTTTCAAAGAGCATCAGCGGGTACTTCATCGGATCTACCTCTGTAATCCGTAGCAGGTAGCAGACGAGACTAGCCGCTGCGGAACCACGAGCCGGGCCAACAGGAATACCATTGTCCTTGCAGGCTCTAACAGCGTCGCTCATCATCATGAAATAGTCCAGGAAATCCTTATCAGCCATCAGGCCATACTCATACTCAGCCCGCTCCTTGTATTGCTTCTGGACCGATAATGGCAGCTTGTCGAATCCACGATACTTCCACCCATCATTCATCCACATCCGGAACAGCTTTTCAGTTGTCATTCCTGGCGTATATGCGATGTCGTCCTGGATCGGGTACTTCACCCGGTCCATCTTCGGCAGCTCAACATTACAGCGCTCCGCAATCTCCGCAGAGTGAGCTATTGCGGCCTCTGCGGCGAACTTGCTTAAGCCGGTATCGCGTAGCCGTTTCTTGATCTGGTTATCCGAAGTAGGGTATGTCAGTCGTATGTCATACTCCCACTCTGCTTCCGCAGCCGCAACCGTCCCTGTGTTACGTCCAGCGGCATGCAAGATCTTCTGCATCTCGTTGTTCTCAGGATGCGGATAGTGGACGTCTGAAGAGGCAACTAACGGTATCCCGTAAGTCGATGACCACTCCTCATATTTCTCATTGATGAGCCGCGTCCGATCTAGCTCTGGAAACTGCTGTACCTCTAGATAGAACCGATCTCCAAGCAGCCGCTTAAATCCCAGCATGGTATTAACGGCGTCTCGCTCATCGCCCTTCTCGCGTCCCTTCCCTCCTAAGAGATCGCAGGCCAGCTTAGAGTCGGCACATCCTGAGAGAACGATCAGCCCCTCATGGTGCTCTCGCAGATCAGCTCCAAGCACAGTAGGCCAGCGGTAAAAGTTAGCATCCCAGCTCTTAGTCACGAGCTGCATCAGATTGCGGTAGCCGAGATCGTCTGCGGCGAGAATGGTAAGATGCCACTTACGCTGGTTCTGTGTCTCCCGCATATTAGCCGGAGCGGTATAAGCCTCTAAGCCAAAGATTGATTTAATGCCATGCTCCTTCGCAGCCTGCTCTAGCTTGACATGGCTACTCACATTGCCATGTTCAGTAAGAGCGAGCGCACTCATGTCGAGATCTGCGACTCGCTTAACATGATCCTCTGGCAATGCGTAGCCGTCTGCATATGAGTAGGTGCTGTGGCTATGCAGTGAGACATATTTCATGTCTTGTTGGCCTCTTCTTCTCGCGTATCATGTAGCATGAGGAATAGATGCCCAATTAGATCGCTGATCACCTCTTCATTATCCTCCCCTGAGACAGGGTGCCCGTCCCAGAGACGGCTCTTTAGCAGCCGCACTTTACGGAACACATCGACAAACTTGCCCTTGGCGCCTAGCTCATTCCCTTCCAGCCCTGCGTATTTTGAATTCTTCTGCTCAAAAAGTTTCAGCCAATTAGGTAGATGGCGTAGCACAATGGACTTGAGTTCATAGGTCTCATCGCCATCTAAAAGCAATGTGATACCTCTGCCATCAGGGTGTTGTTCTATTCTCATGGCTGGTATTCCTTTCCGTCGATCCAGTATTTAGATACCACATTGTAGATCTCGACTGCGGACTGGATACGGGGTGCCCGCCCTTTGTACCAGAGATTGTGCGGACCATCCATGAGCACCCTCCGCAGCCCTAATGAAGATGCCCTATCAACGTTCTCAGGGATGTCATCGACCACTCCTAAGATCCGTTCGCGCCCGACGATATCGATCAGATCTAGGTACTTGTCCTCACCGTAGACGACTCCATCAACCTTGCCAATGTTCCGGTTAATCCAGAACTGCGTATCTGGATCGATGTTGTCGAGACGGTTCCATGGCCGTGTTGTCGTGATCCATACTGCAATATTGTCTGCACGTATTGCCTCTATGGATTTCCTGGCATTCTTGAATACCGGCATGGAACGCTTCATACCGCCTTGCCGGTATGCGAGCTTGATGTCCCGGTACACACGCTTATCAAGATCGAGAGCATTACTAAACTCGCCCTCGTCAGAGTTACGATAGACAGGAGATAGTGAACTTTGAAGATACAATTCAGCAAACCAAGTAAAGTGATCGTGATATGCACCTAAAGTACCATCTATGTCTATGGCCACTACTGGTGCTAACGGGTGGATTCTAGTCATGTTCTCCTCCTCTAACTAATAGCTCCGTGTCTCTATATGCCGTATCTGACAGCACGCCTTTCTCCCAGCGTCCATACCGGCCCATGCGGACTACCTCAGGGAAGCAATTGCAATCAGTAGACAGAGGCTTGGTAACTCTAACTAGCTTCAGATCATTAGTCTGCAGCTTCCCGAATAGATTCCTCGGTGCGTACTCTGTATTCTCCCATCCACAGATCCGGCTTTGTCGGTACCATGTATGCTCAGGTCGCCCAGAGCACACAACCGTATTGTCATACTCGATCGGGATATCCGGCGCGTCCTCACTCACCAATACTGACACGGAGTCAAAGTTGTGCCCTCCTTTACAAAGGAGGTAGGCAGGGATAGTTGAGATCACAACATCAGGCATGAACCTACCCATAGCATTCTGCAGCGCTTCAGGATCGGCCTCCCATCGTTTGACGTTGTACCCATAGAGCGCCCATAGACGGTCGTATACGGCCCTAATATCCCACGCCCTAGTCTCCCCCAACAGGGACTCAGGGGACACGCGTACGTCGCTCTCTGGGCCGTATACCTTGTCTCTATAGACAGCGGGCGTACCTGTCATCTGATACGAGATCCAGATCTCATAGGCGGGCGTCCCTGGGATTTTGTGATGGAGATATTGCGCGCCTCGCAATGGGCTCTTCCGCTTGAGCGAAAGGATCTCAATATCGGCTCCACTGCGAACAGCAGCATGGGCGCTCATCAGTCCTGCCGGTCCGCAGCCAAGTATCAGAGCACGCATCTACGCCCACCTGCCTAATGCATCACGTCGTCTATTGGATGCGACCTTCTTTTGCGATCTTCCCATCTTAAGTTTAGATTTATCTGAATGTCTTTTACCAACCCAATACTTGTTGCCGCTGCTGGCTGCTGATAATCTAGCTAATCCTTCAGAAGTCCAATTCTTCGACTTCCCCTTATGGTGATGACTACTATGGCATCCGCGACATAAGATCTCAATATTGGACTGATCATTGTTGGCTCGATCTTCATCCTTGTGATGCCTGACAATATCTTCATCAGCCCCACAACGCTCACATAGTTTGCCCTCTACAGAGTACAAATTGCTAACATACGTTTGTGAGCGCCCGCCCTTCCAATTAGGGTTATTTGGGCCATGCCGATCCTTCACTTATCCTCCTGCCTTGCGGTCGCTGCCGTCGCGTGAGCCAGAGCGAGAGTTGCCCAAACCTCCGCCTGTTTGATATGCCAATCAAACTCGCCCCTATCTACCCCGCCATCTGCCAGCCGCATATGTTTCGCGCTCTTGGCTACGGCCCCCTTGTAGTCATCCCATGCGCTCATCATGTGTTCTTGATCGCCTCCTCTATCTCCTCGTAGGAGTGATCACCTGGTTCATCCGGTAGGGTCGCCGCCATGAGTTTGATATATGCGGCTGTTCGGTACGCCTGCTGCTTGGAAGTAATAACCATAGGCAACAGAGTGCCTATTGCAACCCCGTTGCTACCGATCATGAAGTCATTGCTTGTGTCTGGTTCCATTATAAGTTCACAATCCTCTCTCGTATCCGCTTAGGCAAGTGACGTTCGCCTGCCTCTAGTAGCGCCTTGTCTTCTTTGCTGAGCCGTAGGTCATAGCCCATAGGCTCCCATGTCTTGACATCCCAAGCGTTAGCTGGCCATAAGTATGGCATATTGGGCGGGGTGCCCTTGAATGTCTTTGAATAGAGCTTCGGCAGCTCTCGCATGAGATTACTTCTATGGGAACGTATGACATCGAGATCCTTTGACCACGGTGGCGCCATATAGCTATCGCCTAGCTCATCCAACGCGTGTTTAAGTTCCCAGAAGATCTTGCACCGGTTACCACGGATAGTCCACTCATGACAGAGGAACATCCCATAGATGCATAACGCATACTCATAGCCGCTCCACATGAATCGAACCGGGTCATTTTCCGGAACAATATCAGATGACTCATCGAGAGTCAGCGCGTCCACAAGCGCCATGACATCCTCTCGCTGCAACTCTAGGAGATCATCATGCAGAGTCTTAGCCGTTGAGCCATAGCCTTTCATTGTGAGATATGTGATCATGTCTCTGGTCTATTCCGGTAAGCGTCCTCGGCCACCAGAAAGTTAGGGAAACATTTACCTCGCAACCACTCTATGAATTCTCGATATCCCCTGTATTTGATTGCGTGAGAATTTACCTGTTTCCACCACTCCTCCTCGCTTGGGACCTCCATAAGTGGAGACCTGCAATATGGGCAGATCGGTAGACCTGATGGGGCTTTGGCGACTTTGTCAATCGAGTCCCACCACGTGCACATTCCATAGACAATCCGGGTATCCGGCATTACTCCTCCTTCATGGAATCATGTTTGGCCTCCAGATAGAGGCGCTCAATTTCGCGCCCCTCCTCTAGGCCCCGGTGGTAGGCGTCTAGCTCTTTTCGCTCCATCTTAGCCGCGAGATCTCTTGCCCAAGATTCTAGCCAATCAGCAAAAGCATCTATGAGTTTCATTACTCCTCCTCATCTTCCAGCTCTCTCAGTATCTCTAAGAGAGTCGGATTCATACCAATATCTCCTCGTGTCTTACGGTGTACCATTTTCATCTTCAGGAGAGCGCTCACTGTAATGTGACTCTCATCACGAGACATCGCGCCAAACTCTTCAAAGTCCCTATTACGAAACGTCGATCCACCGACCATGCGCAACGTCTGAAGCACATCATCCTTGTGTTCCAGTAGGTAGCTCTTACATACTTCTTTCCGTTCGCGGGCCATCGTCGTGGCGCGAATAGCGCGCTGGGACATCCGACCATAGCCCATCGATTCCTGGGCATAAATCATGTCCAAGAATCTCATCGCATCGTGTACATGCTCTGCGTTGACTACTAGCTTTCCAGCCTTGTTGGCAGAGAAGGTTCTAGCGGCAATAGCGGCTGCGATGCGCAGGAGCTTCACGCGAACGTTCTCAGCCTGAATCAGCGGTGGGTCTGGTATGTATCGCTTACCTAATTGTTCTGCGAGTTCCCGTGAAGTCTTGTCGGCTTTCTCCGATATGACCACGTCATTCTTAGTCAGCGACCATGCCCACTTAATCAACATCTCGCACTCCTCAGAGGTATATGAGGGGTCATACAGCGGTGAGTAGTCGCTGTTCATAACCGTAACCGGTACCTCCCCTTGCGCAGTCGCAGTCACAAAGTCAAACCTGGCTATGTCCTCTGCGTTCGGTACAACGCTGCGTAATGCTCCCATGCCGACGTTCGGCGAGTCCGCAATCATTGACCCATCAGCAGGGTTAGACACCCAGATGAGCCGGGTGCGAGCCGACGTCTGCTCAGAGGAGATCTTTGTAATCTGGGCGATACCAGAAGAGCGAATTGAGCTCATCTGATCTATGATGTTGTCTCGCAATCCAGATACCTCATCCAAGATTACCAGCCGACGATCGTTCATTGGTACCGCGCCCCATGTAAGATGCCATCGCCCATCGATCTGCTGGACTCCTCCTACAATCCCCGCGAAGCTCATACCCTCGCAAGAGAGGAGCTGCCCAGAGTTGTAGTGGCGTATGAGTCGTTTCGCAATCTCAGATTTACCTGTCCGGGTATCCCCCACCACCAGGCATTCTAACCAGCCCTTGTCCTCCGTAGAGTCTCCAATGCGGAAGCTCTGGACGCTATGCCATACGAGGTCGTAGCAGACATGGAGTAGATCTCGCTCGAATATATGAGTCACATTCGTGACAAGATCTCCCGCTATCTCTAAGCATTTATCAAGCGGCATTTGATCATGAGATGGCTGAAATTTCTTAAGCTGCGAACGAATCTCAGGGGTGAGCTTAAACTTATCAATGTCCAGCTCAACTGTGTTATTCCCCCACGCAATAAACCGCAATCGGCCAGACTTAGGGTCAATTGTATTTCGCCCTATCAGCTTATGTTTCTCGTTGACTGCAGACCTATGTGTCGATACCGAGAACAGGGTACGGTGCGTTGGCCTCTCCGTCTCATCCTCACGTCGCTCATCGACAGACGGCTGTACCAGAAGTTCTTCAATGTGGTAACTCTCCGCCACATCATAGTCAATACGGTCGTTACACCTGGCTCCTGTGATCTCTCGCATGAGGCTACGACGTCGCGCCTCTGGCGCGTCCACGAACCGGAACAGCTGATTATCGTCCTGGCGCAGCTCAATACGCATCGAACCATTCTGTGCCGAGAGCGGGCAGTATGTACACGCTGGCCCCTTGCTAACATCGCAGTTGGCCTCAATAATCTTGGGGGCAGTATATGGCTCGCTCTGCTTGCCTGAGATCGAGACGACTAGCTCAAGAACCTCATTCTGGTTATCTTGCGACATGGATTCTAAAAGCGAAACTTTCTGCCCAGAAGTAGGAATCTCACCAGCCAGTTTACCGTTCGCCCGTTCCTCTGCGAACCGCATGAGGTCGCGGAAATCCTGGCCGGTATGGCCAGCTCCATGAAGGAAATCTGTGGCGTCTGCACCTGTCTCTTTGAGTGGGATGTCTATGGCGAAGATATCCACTGCAAATGGCTTGAGAATCTTGGAGACTTTGGCTATGCCCCGCTTCCCCGTGTCATCAGCGTCATAGCATATCCATACTCGCTTGCCTTTGAAGAGCGCGCCCCACTGCGGATTGAAGAATCCAGCTCCTGCTGTGTGGGTTACCACACCAACATTCTCGCCCTGCAACTCCTGCCAGACAAGTACGCGATCAGGCTCACCTTCGGTGAGAACTATGTCGCCGTACTCCTCCAAATCATCCATCCCGTAGATCCGCGCAGTCCCATGACCTGTGACATTGAGCATCTTTTCGCTGGATTTCTTGGCGTTCATCTTGTAGCGGCGGACGTTTACAAGATCTCCATCGCCATCGTAGATGGGGAATGTATACCGCTGTCCATCCCAGCCGATCTCAAAATGTTTGAGGGTTTTGTCCTGCAGCCCTCGTGCATCTCTGAGTTTACTCAGCACCCGATCGTTCGCCAGTAACCGCTCATGCCATTTTGTAATCTGCTCCCGCGATGGGAGCGAGGTGGTGCCCTGCCGCTTCGCGGACTTCTTCAGATTGCGATTTATCTGCGAAGAAAACTTCGGGTCTTGGTGCCGTCCGGCCATAGCTGCGGAACGTAGATTGAAACCGTGCTCGCTCTTCATGGTCTGCACGAGATTGTAGATTGAACCTCCGTGCTCGGTCTTCATGCAATGCCATAGTCCTGAGTCAGCATTGAACGATGCCGAAGGAGAGTGAGAGCTATCTGGATCTTCGCAGAGCGGGCAGTATGCGCGCTGCTCGCCTGTGTCATTCTCTTCACCAACAAAGTATCGCCGGAATGCATTGCGCACCGTTTCCGCTTTGTACTTTTTCTCCTGTGCCATATGCACCTCCGGCTAGTAATTCTAATTACCGCCCGTACTACCCCTATAACACTCTAGTCAGAAAATAAGAGAGATAGATGTTTATAGGTGTTTGGATAGATGTTAACAAGATCTTTTAAAGGTGTTATAGATGTTTGTGCTAAGGGTGAAACATCTATTAACATCTATCTGGGATCTTGCTAACACCTATCCAAACATCTATGAACATCTAAAAGCCCTCCTCATTTCCCCTACTAGCCTGAAAGGCGTCCGGTCCGGCCTATCCTAGCGGCTGAAGCCCTAGGCGCGTCTCTAAGCCCTTAGATTTCATCCTGGTACCCGAGTCCCGGACGGCCCCGTTAGGCCGTCTCGGGCAAACCTCGGGCTGGAGAGGCACAGATTTAGAAGGGCGGCTCATCCGACTCGATGATCTCGTCTTCGATCAGCAGATCGATGATGTCGGCCTTCTTTTCACCCTTCAGATCGGCGTCGGTGTAGTCCGCGTTCTCCTTCGCGAACGCTTTCACCTTTGAGAGGGTCATGCCGCGAAGATCTTCGGCGCTGACCTTCTCGTCATCCTCCTCATCCTCAGGCTCCTCTTCACCGTTGTCCGGGTACTCCTGCGTCAGGATCTCCGTGACGAGAACATCCTTCTTTACGCCCTTGGTCTCGATGTCGTAGTCACCACTAGCGAGCTTGCGCAGGGCACCAAGAGCCATACCCTTCAGCTCCTCTTCGCGCTCCTCGTAGTCGACGTCACCATCTTCATCTGGCTCGATCAGGTCGTCCTCGTCGTCCGGCTCCTCTTCTGGTTCCTCAGCGACAGACTTAGAGGATTGATCCTTGACAGGGTAGATGGCGTCACCTTTGAGACGGTTCTCGCCCTCATACCGGTCAACCTTCATATCAATCATGACGACGCGGCCGATGGGGTTGCGTCCGGAAACCTTCTTGATCTCTCCACCGTCATCGATGTCATTGTGGACAACATTGACGTCCTCCAGCTTTGAGTCCGGCACCCCAAGAGCGCGGTACAAATTCTTCTCGCGAGCCTGGTTGGGCTCCTTGTCCGCTAACCACAGGTCAACCCATGCCGGGTAGCCGTCATACTTGGCGTTCTCCTTGTCGCCCTTTTTCGCCTCAAACTTAACGAGAAGGTTGATGCCGATCGTGCCAGTGGCAGCCTCGCGAACACGAGCCACCTCAATCTTCCCGCGATACATCTTGTTTTGCATGGGCGGATTCTGGCCGTCATAGCTCTCAAAGCCGGTGCTATCAGGAGCGTTCTTGACATTGCGCTTCAGACTAGGCATTCGCTTTCCTCTTTGCTCGTGGACGTTGTGTCCTGGTTACGGGCTTGTCCTCTGCGGAATCGATTATCCGCATCATCCTTCTCACATCTAAGCCATCCCGGTACGGGAGGAGGACTATAAACCGATCCTTACCACGATAAGGGCCACGATGTGTGAAGTAGAACCTTCTAACCTCCTTGCCATCCTCGCCTTCAATTACCTCTCCCATGGCCACAATGTTCATGTAGCCAAGAACCTGTTGCGCTATTGCACCTTTCTGGCCATGGATAGCTGCACCATAATATGGCTCCCCCTCTCCATCCTCATTCTCAGTACGGTGCGCAGTCCAGATTACATTGATGGGGAGATCGTGAAACTTCTTGACCATCTGAATCAGCATGTTCTGCGATCGCTGATAGTCGTTTGGGGTCGGGATGAATTCGTCAAGCTTGCTGTTGTTGCTTTTACCTAGCTCCATACAGCGTTCCTTGGCGAGCTGCTGGGCCTCTGTGATGTTGTCGATGCATACCCAGTCAAAGACTTCACAGCCCTCATCCCGTAGGTACTTGTATGCCTCGGTGATGCTGTCCTCGTGATCCTCCCACTTACGGATCTTCCATTCTTTGGCCTTGCTCCCCATTTTCTTCGCAGACAAAGTACCTTCAGGATCGGTACTCAGGATAAGGACCTTCGGGGCAGTACCGCAGAAGACAGTCTTGCCGAAACCGCTGGAAGCAACTACGGCCATGTGCACATATTCAGATCCTTCTGCTAGCTCTGTAATAGGCACTTAGAATTCCCTTCCACTCGGATCATCCTCAAACATGGACGCAATGCGAGCCTCAATCTCATCGCAGCGCCTCGTGATGTACTTACAATCCTCCTCGCTTACCCTCTCCATGGCACGTAGCCGGATAACTCTCTGCCGAAGTTTGCGTACCTCCCCCATACCGGCAGACTTCATAGCCTTCATGCAGACTTCCTCTCATGATCCGCATACGGGTCTTGTGTATTGAACATGGTGTCGCGAAACTCCATCCATGTATCGTCGCCCTGCTCATGGAGCTGGCACATGCGATAGAACGCACAGTGATGCTGGCACGCCTGCGGACCCATAGCAACTGGTGTCTTGTAAAGCGGAAACCTCTCGTCACCGGCTCGCCACGCCTCCGCATAGACGGCTTCGTTCTGAATCCGCTGGATCATGTACCGTCGCTCTACGCGTGAACGGTAGATCTGAAAGCGCTCAAAAAACGGTGGCGGCTGTTGCTTAGACTCCTCACCTAAGATGACAATGCCAGCATTAATCGCTAGCTCTTCCATCTCATCGATCTTCATCTTGGCGAGATAGGCAGTATTAACAGGAAGTCCTGGGACATCTTTCAGCTGATCAAAGTAATGCTGCTTCTGCGGCTTGTTAGTCCGCACACCTCTCTCGTTAACTGGGCGGGTATCCGGTAACGCCTTACGCAGAAAGTTGTAGAGGATTCCTGCGATCTCTTCGCGAGGCTTCAGAACGCCACGCTTTCGCAGAGTCGCAGTAGCAACGGCCCAGTACGCGCCAGCCTGATCATCGAGTGGTAGGTGGAGCGGCGATATCGACGCCGCTGTCTTGTGCTCTAAGAGCCATACCTCTCCGCTAGTGCGATCACGAATAACCCCATCCCATGTCCCAACGTATCGCAGCCAACGTTTATTGCCCTTGTCTTGTGGGTGCGGAATCCAGACTCTAAACGGCTCCTCAGTAGCGATGACGTCCCAGTACTCATCTTCACCGTAGAAGTCTGTGTACTGATGAAGCATCGACATGCCTAGTTCACGGGCATCCGCGTACTCTTTCTCCTCCTCCTCGTTGGTCACCGCGAAACTACGGTCACCCTCCAGAGCCTCATCGAACGTCTCTGCCGGGTGCCTACCCCGCTCTAACCCTGGTAGATACCAATCCGCTAACCCAGCATGAACTGCCGATCCAAACCACAATGGGTTAGCCGGACGGATCGGAACTAGCCCATCAACATAGCTCCAGTACCACCGCTGCGGGCAGCGCTTGAGCGACCCTCTCTCACTAGTCCGTAGCTGGAACATGGACACCTCCTCGTGAGATGAAGAAAGGGCTGACCCCTACTTGTAGTAAGTAAGGGTCAGCCCTTTCGGATCATTCGTCAGCAGCCGCTGCGACGGGGCGGCGACGGCGACGCGCCTTGGGAGCTGGCTTGGGAGTTTCCTCCTCATCGCCGTTCTCCTCAGCCTTGGGAGCTGCCTTCTTGGAAGAGGCGCGCTTCTTGGGCGCGGCTTTCTTCTCAGACTTAGCAGCCGCTGCGGCCTCACGGTTACGCTGCAACCGATCCTGGTTCACGTCCGACTTCTGGAACTCTCCCACCAGGCTGCGAGTGAGACGGACACTGGTCTCATCGACCTCATACCCGGTGTTCTCCTCCAGCCACTCGATGAACAGCTTCGTGCTCTCGGTGGATTCCTTGTCAATGTGATCCGCGAATGGGGGCGCAGCCTTCTTTGCAGTAGCTTTCTTTGCAGCCATTTTTCTCTTTCTCCTCTGGTTCATCTCTCACGATAGATCTTACCGCGAAAGTTACTACTTTCTTGAACTTTCTCTCAACTTCTGAATGATGCGAGATGCCACTTCAGCTCCTCGCCTACGGTCCAGAAGTTCTTTCTGCATCTCGTCTTGCGAGAGATTACTTTCTGCAATAGCCTCCTCAACTGTCTCTTCCGTACGGATGTAGTAGAACGTACGGTTAGCCTCTCTTCCAGAGCGGTTATCGATGCGGCCCTCTAGCTGTACCTGGTCATCGGAGACCCAGGTCTCATCGAGAATGAACATCTCATCACACCAGGCATCGAGATCAATCGAGACTCCTCCAGCCTTAGTGTTAATGAGCATCACCCGATACTCATCGTCATCGCTCTGGAAACAGCTTACCGCCGCATCCCTCTTAGACCCGGTAACCGATCCTGTCACCTTCAGAGTTTTGATCTTCTTCTGACTCAAAGCTCGCTCTACCGCGTCCACGACTTCCCCGAATTGGGAGGCCACAACGTACTTGTAGCCTAGACCCTCCTCTGGAAAGAACTCCGTTTTAGGATTCCCTGTTACACCTCGCTCTGCTAGAGCCTGGAGCAACCATTCAATCTTAGGCGATTTAGCAGTGGGACGGATAGGCTGATTCGCTGCCGTCTTTTCCCATACCCCAAAGCTCATCTGCTTCAGCCTGGTCAGCTCGCTTAGCGGGCCAAGAGATGCCACGATCTCCTGACTCATCTTGACTTCACCCTGCTCTAGGAACTCCACATACTGTTTCTTGTGTTCGCCTGCGAGAGGTACCCAGACTGGTATGTACTCCTTCTCTGGAAGGTCTGGGCGAGTCTCCTTCTTGGTTAGCCTACGAACGTATGTGTCCAAGGAGGCGTAGAACTCATCGCGCCTCTCCTCCCGCAGCCCGCCAATATCAACACCGTAGCCGTTGTCATTCTTGTGTAGCCAGGTATCGACCCATGCCCAGAAGCCTCCGCGTACAACCTCTAGCCATTTGAGGGTGCCCCAGAGCTTCTTCTCGTATCCCCGCAGTGGCGTACCTGTGAGAGCGATACGGATCTCTGGCTGTATCCGCTGCATTCCTTCCATGACCTGGGTGACGTTGCTAGGCCGGTATTGCGCGAATAACTCGTGGCATTCATCAACGATCGCAGATGTCCATCTGTGACTAACGATCTCAGGGAACTTGACCTCGTAATCACGAGTCTGTAGATCATGGCCGTGCTCACGGTAGTGCACATCAGGCCAGATGCGAGTTTTGTTTCGCAGTGGCATGTCTTGTTCCCATGCTTCGCAACCAGAGCACCAACTATCGACCTTGACCGCAACCATGCGGGAATTGACTACGAGGAACTTTGACCGCGCCTCGCTAGCGAGGAACCGTGCGATCTCGGCTTTGCGCTGGGCAGTAGATCTAGTGGAGTAGAAAACCTCCGCATCCGTCCACAACTCAATCTGCCGCGCCCACGTCGATCTAACCGATGTTAGCGGGGTAACAATGAGGTGGTCTCCGTACCAGCTCTCAGCCTCCATTAGACCGGCCAGAGCGGTCGCGGTTTTGCCCAGGGCGGGTTCGTCTGCGATGAGGACTCTTTGGCCGTTAGCAACGAACCTCGCGCCGCTCCGCTGGTACGTACGGGCATCGGTCGCTTTCGCCAGGATGGGCGAGATCTCCTGTACGTGCTGGAGCTCTGCATCCATCTGCCGACCTAGTTCGCTCATAGATTCCTCGTGTGTGACCGCGTTCCGTGCCCAGCCGGTAAGCTCAGGCCCGATCTCTAGGGCATCTTTGAACACTCTGCGAAGATCTCGACACGTGTGAAGGTTGAGCGGGTATGTCCAGACCTTCTCCTTACCTCGCCAGCTGGAGCCGGGCACCGACTTCGCGAGCGTCGGCCCTGCGTCCTGATAGTTGGCTTTCAGCCAGATCCGATCTCCAACTTTTTCAACCCTTACCTTTCCCATGTCTCCTCCTTTCTAGAAAAATCAAGGTGTTCCGTTTCTTCCATCCCTTGTGAGAGGTCTGCCAACGGCTAGGCCGTTGTCGAGTTAACTTGACGTTAGGGGCAGCCGCTTAATAATGGAAAGGCCGGAACAACACCTGGCGTTTAGGCGGGCGGAACGTAAAGGGTATCACATTGCTCTTATATGGCAATGAGACCTTGTCTACGTCCCGCCCTGCTTAGGCGGGCACGGTTTAATTGGCAATCTTACCAACAACCCAACGGTGACTAGCCGCTTCGGCAGGGTAGTCAACCCCTGCCTATGCCCTGGTGCCCGGTAGCCGATCTGTGAGCGCACTACCGGGCTGCCCGCATTACACGGGCAATTCATCGATCTCACCTCCTCACTAGCTATGGCTAATGGGGCCACAATTCGTAAGTCCGATCCTACCGTCTCACCACGCGATCCCTTTCAAGGTAATGAGAACGGCGACTGCGATAATCGCTAGCCAGAGAGCAAGATTCAGAAGATCCTTCACCTCATCACCAGCCCATCTTGCCAGAGCATATGGGACCAATGCCCTCTTTGATGCTGTCCTCATTGGTAAGCGTCCGGCCGCAGACACAACACGTCCCGTAGAGTGCACCAAACTCTTTTGCCTGCTCCAGAGTTAGCCGATCTTTAGTAGTGAGCCTGCGGATGGCGCCAGGAGCATAATTGAACTTCCAGGCGCCATTCAGATCCCGCTCTAACTCCTTTGCGTAGAGATGACCAGACCCATGAACAGCAACCTGAACTTTGAAGATCGTGTCACCTAGCTTGTACATTCCAGCCTCGGTAACCGGTGCTGGCATATCTTGCGACTGCGGCTCTATCGGCAGGATCTCTTGCGTACCATGATAGAACGATCCATACTGCGGGGAGTTCTCAGTGTTATAGCAGTTGCGAACCTCTTCCACCGTCTCGTGATGCTGTTTACACTTACCGCATTTGATTCCGCTCATGTCTCCTTCTCCTCCCCTCTATGGTCTGAACAGAACTCTGCCGGATACATGACACCAAGGTACTTGTCGCATCCAGGGAACTCGCAATGCTGGATCGTCACGTAATACCCCTCGCCCATGTTTTCAGAATGAGTACTGCTCATGTCTCCTCCTCTAGAATGTGCGTGAACATGGTGAGGTTTGTCTGAGAGGGCCAAACGCTGCCCACGGGTATAAGTACCCACTGACAGCGCTCAGCCCGTCTCAGAGGCTCCTAGCGGTTCAGCCGCTTCTTAGTATCGCCGATCCGAGTGTTGCCGATGTCGGCGCGATCCGCAGCGTTAGCTCCTTGCTCCCAGGCTGCAAAATCCGTCTTGCGTCCACTGCTCCTGGTCTTAGTCGTCGGCACGCCGTTCATAAAGTTCTTGACCTGCTCTTCGCGATCGACGACTGCGGGAAGCATGGAACCTGTTGAGTCCGCGTCACCTGCGGTCTTGAGCGTTCGCGCCCGCTGCTCCTGAAGTCGCTGGCCAATCCGAACGGCGAAACTCATCGAGAACGAGTTAACCCAGATCGCGCGGCTGGATGGAGTCATCGCCCTTATGTAATCAGCGCGCATCTCTTTCTTACGCTCACGGCCAACCTGAATAAGGAGCGAAGCGTATAGCATCTTCACTCGCTCAATGTCGTTCTTCCATCCGACTAGCGTTGCGCCTGCCTCCTTTTTCCAGGAAGAGGGCGGACGCTTCAGGACGCGAACGTTATTCGCCTTACCGATGACATAGAGCAACTGGAGCATCGACGCAAAGTAACCGGAACGAGCCACTAAGACTGCATCCTGGACGATCTCGTCTTTGCTCTCGCCAGCTGCGAAGAGCATGGCCTCTTCGATCTCCCACTTGACCATGAGATCTTGTGCCTTGTCGAAATAGGCGTCAGCTTCTGCGGGAGTCGCGGCGCCATTCGCCTTGCGCAGAAGCTTCTGGATAGTTTCGATTCGCTTATCTTCCACGATTCCACTTCCTCCTCATAACGATCTTCCGTGGGTCCGGCTCCTCTAGGAGAAGGGCCAGATCCAGGATGATGCTAGACGCGAGATCCACAATGTTTGCGTCATCGCCGCTGGCGTCCAAAGTCTGATCGACCATCGTTCTGATGATCTGTTTTCTCGCAGTCAACTGATCCTCCTCTTAACCGATCCAGTAATGCCAGCCCAGGGAGACGGGATTCAAACCTGCACTCTCCCTGGGCGACGTTCTATCAGTTCTCTGGCTTGACCCAGAAAGAGACCTGCCCGACAGAGGCGTTACCCTCGAAGGTGTAGGTGTAGTGCGGAACGCCCCGATTCTGGTCTTGATCGTCATTGTCGCGTTCGGCCTGAGAGACCATCCGGCGCAAAGCGGAAGCAGCCTCGTTGTAGTTTGGGCCGATCCTAACCATCCGGGAATTCCGAGCTATCTCGTCGAACGCGTCGGCCTCAACCTCGATGTCCTCGATCACCGCGTGTAGCGCCTTGGTCAAGGTTGGCTGGTTGTATGCGGGGGCAAATGAGCTACCGACGATCCAAGTCACCTTCCCGGCCTCTTCGCAGTGGAGGCAGATCTTCTTGCCCTTAATATCTTGGCAGTTACGCTCCTCGCCGCAGTTCTCGCAAGCGACTTGATGGAACTTGATCATGGCTTCCTCCTCTTAATTAATGCTGACGCTTAATAGCGGTCAATGGGACACTGTGGACTTCACCGGTAGCCGAATTCTCGACTCCAACGTGAGTCTCGTTCGCCCAAACAATCTCCCCGCTATAGGCAACTTCACCCTCGCGGGTTAAGACGGTAACCTTCATGGTTCCTCCTAATTGGAATTCTTTCGGCTGGTAAAATGGGCCAGGGTTCTCTGCGCAGAACGTCATGCGACTTATGATCACCCTGGCCCTAGTAGATGGTGGGGATTCGGACCCCGCAACTCCACGCTTCATCGTTCGCGTCGTTCCCATCCTTCGCGTCATTCCCGGTCTCCCGTCCTACGCTCACGCACGATCTAATTCTAGGTCGTCGGCCAGACCCTTATCGGGTATCCGGCACTCGCGGCGTCCCGGTCTGCGATTAGCCTCGCCGGTAACGGGAACTTGGTAGCTCCTGCGATCTCTGTGGAGTTGTCGTTCTCGCTTACAAAACCAAAGCTACGCCACTTGCTAGAAAATGGCTACCTGAAATTGGAATTATTTTTCGCGCCTACGCGAGCGCGTTGCTCGCGAAGTCCTCTTCAGCTAGCACCCGTAGGCACCAGGCCTCGCACTCGCCATCGGGTTCACCAGCCATCAGGATCAATTCGGCAACGTCCCGTAGCAGGTGGATCATTACAAGATCCCATCGGCCATCGGTCAACGCACCAAAGGCGATATCGCGACTCGGGACATCAGGGAGACGATCATACTGGTGGGCATCTTTGACGTTCCGCCACTCAAGATCTTCCGCTCCAGGGACGGCAGGAAAGAAGGGGTGGGTGGCGTGGGCACGTCGCGCGTTCGTGAACTGACCCTTACAGATCATCTCATCGAACTCACGGGTAGCGCCGTAAACAACCTCAGTCGCTCCCTCAAGCTCAACACCAAGATCGCGTAGCCCTTCGGACTCATCACCCTCAGTATCGATAATCACGACTCGCCCATCGCGAGCGATTCCCGCCATAGCAATCGACCAACGCTTACGTAGCATCTCGCCGTTGGCCATCTCAAATCCACCGTGGATCGGAACCTTCACGGTCTCTAGATCCAACAGGGTAATTCCAGGTAGGAACTTCCCCGGTACCTCAACCTCGTAGTAAGCCATATCGCAAGCTTGTACCACTTTCCAGATTTTGGCTAATCGTCTTTCAAGATCGTTTTGGCAAGCCTCTTACCAGTGTATTTATCTCCTAACGGCCAAACACAAAGTACCCCGTCGCCTAGTACCAGAATGGTATCTTTGGCCGTTAGGAACAAACCTAGAGCTTCCTATTGGCATCCTGCAAACAGCAAGCTGGAGCCTGACGGATCGGTGACATCAGACTCCAGCTGCGGGGCACAGATGGGGAGGAGGAGGTAACTCAACCACACCCGGCAGACTTATTTTACCCTGTCCGCTCAGCGTCTGTGAGAGAAGGTCCAGGGGTGGAGGTGATGGTTCCAGATGCGACCGAACTCAAGATCGACAATACGAAACCTCCAGCTGCGATACCTAACGTCTCGGACAGGTTGATGTCGAGAAGATTGAACATCTCGTCCGCTACTGCCCAGAAGAGGATGACCGCTTGCGCAGCAGACTTAAACGCCCGCTCAGCTGCAGCCTTCCAGAATGCTGTAGTCCACATAGCTTGACTCCGTTTCCCTTAGCGTCCCAGCCATCCGGCCGGGTCGACGAACTCCCCATCGATAAGCACTTCAAAATGAAGGTGCGCGCCGGTGGAGTAACCCTGCGATCCGATCTTGCCTATGACGTCTCCTGCCGATACCTTCGCGCCGTCTCCAACAGACACGGACGCAAGATGGGCATATCGAGACTGAACATTGTTTTCATGAGAGACCGTTACGAGATTGCCAGACCACTCGGCCCAGCCGACGCTCACCGTCCCGCTCGCAGCGGCATAAGCGTTACCGTCTCCAACCGAGTAGTCAGTACCTGTGTGAAGCTTGTACACGCCAGTTGTCGGGTGCGTGCGCATCCCGTATTGACTTGTGATAGATCCTGTAGCGGGGGTGGCCTTGTCGCTGCCCGCAGAGTAGCTGATACCGCTAGCGTTGCTGGTGCTCTTCTTCTCAGACTTCTTTGACTTTGTGCCAAGAGGTTTGTGCTTTTCTATCGCTAACTCCTGGCCCGGATAGATCAGGTCAGGATTACCGCCCACAACATCACGGTTGTCCGCGTACAGAGCCTCCCAGCCGCCAGGGACTTCCCAGTCCGCAGCAATCTCGCCGAGAGTGTCGCCTGACTTAACTGTGTAGTCGTGTGCGGCCGCGATACCGGCCCCTGCAAGAGTGATGCCGATTACCGTGAATAGAATAGCAACGAGTCGCTTGAACATGATCGCCTTTTCTGTAAGAGTTTCAGATACCGTGCAGCTCTATGCTGATACCACCCTCTCCTGCTAAACCGTTACAAACCTCTAATGGAGGCTCTGGAAGTGGATTGTTTTCGCGATCTTCCTGGAGTTCTCTTCGCAGCTCCATAGCAGATTGTCGAGACTCCTGCCATTTAGAGATTGCATCCTCACTCTCTATGTCAGGATTTATAGCATCACTGATCAACCGGCTTATAGCCACAATCTCAAAGTCGTTGACTGCACGTTCACGCCGATCGTTCTCCCGACTGGAGATCTGATACTCCAGTAGGTCTGTACTCCACTCGGCCTGACATTGGACGAACTTACTGAAGTTATCAGTAGACCACCATACGTAACCGATCGATACCACTGCGAGAAGCGAGAGGATTATGGCGAGCACCCGCGTGGGAAACTCGTCAATGTGTCGAAGCAGACGTCTAGACATCTCTCGGATTCCAGGAGGCCAGCCACCCTATGAGAAATCCAATGGTTGAGTATGTGAGCGATTCCGCAGCATACATCATCAGAGTCACGACTCTTCATTCTCCTTCGGTTGCCGGGGTTGCCGCGCCTGTAGACCAACCGCGCCACCGACGATCGCCATAAATGCGGCATGTATGAGTGGATCGCTTGTGTAGCCTAGCCATGGAACCATTGAAGCGATGAGGTTCGCGGCCCACCCGGCTGTTGTCACGTAAACCACAACAGCAGTTACTCGTCTTGGCAACATGCACAGGACTCACGACTTCACTAGGAGGAGTTGCTAGAAAGCTTTTCACCGATCTTGCGCACCACGTCCTCGGCGAGCAGCGTGCCGTCGGCGTGCTGGCTGAGTAGGCCAACAATGCCATCCAAAGCGGCAGCGAGCGTATCTGTACGCTCCATCAGTGTGTCTCGCTCTGCGGCTGCCTCTGCATGACGCTGGTCGATGCGAGCCAGAACAGCAGCGGTGTCCAGACCGTCCTGTGCGTCCAGTAGTGCCTGCATCTGCTCTGCCATCTTGGCGTCGTGCTTGCCGCTGCCGTAGGTGTCGTTCCAGATCCGCTGTATGGCGTACCGCAAACCGGACGTGCTGTCGGCGTCTGGGCGTAAGGCTTTGGTGTCGCTGTTGGAGCACACGACGCTGTTCAGCCGCTCCAGCAGCTCTCGATCCTCGTCAGTGAACATGTCGTCTTCAATCTCCTCGTTGAGGTATCGGCGCGCCTCTGCGCGACCAGATGATGTGGTGTACTTGAGCCTGTCAATTTTCCTGCCGGGAGCCCACGTAAGGTGCTCACCGTAAGAGCGTTCATCAACTCCCAGCCAGTCAAGAGTTCCAGCGTGGCAGCGGCCCATAAACTCCCGGAACGAATCAGTCCAGTCTGAGAGACGAACACCACCCTCGTGCTCCCAGCCGAATAGGTAAGGGCGTCCGTTGTTCCTTGGGATGGTTCCGCTAGGCGTCCACAGCGGACCTCCTAGACCAGGATGGTTCGCCCATCCCATGCAGATGATTCTCGCTACCTCATCAAACCCGCCATAGCCGTTAGCGAGTGGCCCAGGGACGTCGCTACGCCCACGCTTGATAAGTGCTAGTCCAGGAGTCAGGCCTTGGCTGCGGGTGGAAACGATGTGGTGCCCCAGGCATCCGATGAAACGTTTATCCCACCACCGATTGTTTGGCGTTCCTGGACGGCCCTGCTGGAGCTCTATGGAGACCTTCTTGACGCCGTGATCTAGGAGCGCAGTTTCAAGGCTGCGAGCTACAACGAGGGCCTGAGTCTTAGACATCGCCTGCATCCTCATCATTGTCAAGGTCGATGGACTCGCCAAGAGCGTTGCCGTCTGCGACCTCCTTTGGTGTCAACCCAAGCTCATAGTGCTCAATGAACCTCCCATTCCGGGGTGGCCCATCGACTATCGGAAGCTGTGTCATGGTTCCTCCTCGCCTTAATCCTACCTATTCAGGCTCATTCCATGTAATTCTTAATCTGGGAGGAGCGCTTTCATTGTAACCTCTTGCTCTTCCATAATACTCTTTGCTAGTGCTAGGGCCTGGCCCAATTGATATTCCTCGCTTGGCACCAGTCGCCCAATCTCCGTTGCCTACATTGTAGGTAACCCAGCGTCCGCCAGGCTTTGGCCAGCCACTAGATCTCACCTGATCAGTAGTGGCTGAAAATGAAGACGGCTCGCTATTGTGTCCGTGATGACCAATAATTGCAGTACCGCCAGAGTTGAAATACCAATGGTCGAAATATAGATACACTTCCACTTTTGTTACTTCAGTAGCCGCAGATAGGCCAGATTGAATTGCTGATGAACTGAAGCCAATAAGAGACCTCTGGTTTCCATTGGTACTGCTAAAATATCCCTGTGCAGGATCAGGATTGAATGTGTTCTTGCTGTTATCTCCCTGATATGCCTGTGACCATATAGCTGGATAGGTCTCTGTCATTTTGACTGATCCACCGGGCGGCGGGTCGGGATCGCTGTCTGGTACTTGTTCCGTAACACGTTCCTGTATATACTCGTCAAGTGTCAGACCACCAACATTTATTGCATCAGCATTTAACACGTCACAATTTATAACACTAGCAGATAGCTCAGGAGGAATTGGATTGCCAAATTCACTACCACCCGGAACAATCCATCGTCCAAGTATTACTAAGCTAGTTGCACCACCACGTCCAGCACCATCAAAAATCAACAAGCTAACTTCTTCACCTGGCGATATTGCAAGCGCCTCAATACTAGACAGGATTGGAAGATCATCAAGTACTTGTTCCTGCCACTTAATAGCATTCTCAAAAGTACTAGAGTTCCATGCCACGACTGTGCCTTGTCCAAATCGGACCGATCTCGCAGCCACAGTGCCAATTCGAGATGCCCCTGGAAGCGGCTGTATGATTGCTGCTGCTAGATCTTTACTCATGTTCATGGTAGATCCCCTATTGACACATCGAGTTGTTGCTTAGTGGATCCTGTCATGTTGCGATTGCTGATTAACGGTATGGTGCAAGATTGGATACGGTGCTTCTCTCTTGTCCCATCCTCCTGTTGAATGCGGCCCAATTGATATGGGCGGAGGGCAGGATTCGTAACCGATCCAAAGTTTATCTGATATGGCATTCCAATTCTCTTCCGAAGAAGAGTTACCGCAGCTTTCCGGCACTGTTCATTAGTTGCAAATAAAGGAGATGAGTATGGGAATGGTACCTTGCCAAACCGTCCACCCCAACGAGTCGGGCTATTCGGGCCAAGGTCAACAGCAACACCACGCGTTGGCAGTGAGGTTGTTCCCTCTCCCGTTACTACAACTCCATTAGCCATACCCCTGCGTGTAACATGCCGGGACATCTCAGCATGCGCTCCATTCGCGCCGCCCTTAATCTCCCATGTAACATCATCGTCATCAGGGATGTCCTCGAATCGCAAGACTCCCTCGCCATCAAAATAAACAATCTTCGCTAATGAATCTGCAATCTCTCTAATGATGGCATATCGATCTCGCTCAACAATGATTTGGCGACCAATTTTCTGTTGCCCTGAGCTATCATCGAAAGTGATAGCTGCATCCGGATATATATCGGCTACTAGTTCACGAACCACAGTGTCATATGTTTGATTCGGTCTGAACATGACAGGGTTGATTAGCCAACCATCAACAATACCTGCCATACGATCGAGACAGTCAATTGCTATATCGCTATCACTACTGGGAGATTGGGAAGGGGTATACAGGGTGAAATAGCCGAGTGGCACCCATATGATGTGAGATCCAACATCTACTCCGCGCCTCAGAAATACCTCATTACCATATGGAGAAAGTAAGTCCCTGTGGCTGCGTGGGAACATCCCCTGCAAGATATCATCGAATCCTTTTGTTACAACATTAGCGGATCCGAATATGTCATCATCTCCATTGAAGCTAACGCTCCCATCAATCAATGGAATGATTGTCCCATCAGGATCATCTCCGGTCTGAAACTCCTCTACGATACGAGCCTCGAATACTGCTCTATGCGGGCCTGTAATTGCCTCTGAAATAGTAGCCACGGCAGTAGGCCCAGCTTGAAGGGTAATACCAAAAGAATGCGAGCCTAATTCGACTCCATCTTTCCAAGCTGTCATTGTAATCTGAATTGAAGACCCAATGTCTACTACCGTAAGCGTCCCATACTGGCCACGCCCGCCAGTACTCGGCAGTACATCAAATGTACCTCCTCCTAGATCTCCTTCACTAGGACTGGAGTCTAAGGATGCAGCCATAAGAACAGGGAAGCCACCCCATTGGTTGTGCGCACCAGACTCAATTCCTATCGCATGCCTATCGCCAAAGACCATGCACATGCGATGCAGCCAATTCTTCTCCAGCAGCATTGCAACTAATGCATCCCGTTCGGTGCTAAAGCTGGCCCATGTATCTGATCCTGATGAGGCTAACCAAACAGATGGCGATACCAATACGAGAAATTCTGCACTTGTAGTATCTAGCAGATTCTCTAACCATGCTTTTTGTGCCGCGCCTAGCATGGTCTTATTGTCATTGTCTAAATCACTATTGGGAGAACGCTCAAAGCGGCTATCCAGCAAGACAAAGAGAATCCGGCCAACCTGAAAATTCTGATAGATGGAATCTGAATCGGGCAGTGGATTATGTGGTACTCGTTCACGGTAGACAGTCGCGACGTTCGCTTTGTCGACGTGGGTGCCATCTGAGTTATTAGGGCCATAGTCGTGGTCGTCCCACACATAGGACAGGGCCACCTCACGGTACAGCCCAGCCTGATTCGTCTGCGCCAGCACGTCATCATAGCTTGCGCGATAGTTCGCCAGCGATCCGCCACCGACAATGCCATGAAGATTAGATCCCAGGTCGTAATAGTCCTTGTCGCCCATGGACACAAATTCAAGCCAGTCATCGTCTATAGCTTGTTGGCGAATGGTATCAAAAACAGGGCTATTACTCAGCCTGTCTGCGGCTAATTCTCCTCCTGCATCGCCAGGGAAATCAGGGGTAGTGCCCGCACAAGAAGCAAAGCCAATTGTAAATCCAGTAGGCAGACCCAACAGCGGGTGGGTCAGAAATTGCCCCGTCACAGAGGTGTCTAGTACTGAATTGTCTTCAACCTGCCACCAGTAACGAGTACTGGCAGTACGGTTGCTAATGCTAACCTTGGCGACGCCTTGCGCGTCGACCGCCTGCGAGCTAGTAAACACCGGGCTGGTCATACTAGGGTTGTCAGCGACTACAACTCTAACAGGGCCACCGCCATCGACCTTGGCGACAAACGTCGCGCCGTTTGGCGTAGTCGCGCCTACAACCATATTGACAACGCTCATGCTCCAACCCTATAGCCTTCTACCCACCACCAGGCCTGGGCAAATTCCGCCGCTCCTCCCGCAGCTAACATCCGTATGGTAGAGGGCGCAGCGGAAAGACCTGAAACCAAAGCGCCCCAGTTCATTGAGAATGCTGTAGTTGTAGGCGATGTCGATTGCCTATTACTCATTGACTGAAAGCTGTGCATATTCGCCCCATTCATATGGAAGAATTCACATATGAGATTATTGGTTGAAACAGTACCACCCCATCCAATTCGCCAACTTGGAGCTCCAGGGCTATCAGATAGAACATCCTGCCCTAGTCTGGCAGCAGTTATTGGGAACTCTGTAATATCTGTAGCCGGGTTCTCCGCATCCTGCGTACGCTGGGCCCAGCTATATGCGCTATTGCTTGGGCCTTGATCATTGTTGATTCGGGCATACACGCCTCCAACTGCATCAAGATCATAACGCAGGTGTAACCGCACAAGATCAAATTCACCAGTTGGGAACCGACCGCCATCAGTCAAATCAATATCAAAGAATGACGCCCCTGGATTACTACCATTCTGGATTGGCACCCATCCCAGCATCGACGTACCAGCCTCCATTAACGCCATGCGATTCTGGAGATCTGATACGTCATTGTCAACGCGCGAAAGTTCCTCCTCCACCTTCTCCGCGAGGGTGTCGGGGGAGAAAGTGTCATCAACACGGAGTGTATGCCCTGGAGGTTCAGATCTGACCTCCATTGGAAACTGATATATCGGAGTTGCAGCCATCAGGGTAACACCACCAAATCATTAACGCTTCCAACTGTTGAAAGCAATGGGTCCCAGGATGAATTCGCATTCAACAATGAATTCCAGTCTGCATACAAATTGAACACAGTACCCCATATCAAAGTGGAGCTAACAATAACGGGAGACGGTCTAGCCATCTCTATGATTGCAGTACTGATCCATCGCCTCTCTTCCATGACTCCTGGTCTAGACATGGACTGTTCACTGACAATGAAATACAAAGACTTTGGCGGGAGTTCAACGCAGTGATCAGGCCGGAATTGCAGATAGAAAACATCTCCAAGAGCGAGAGTAAGAGACAGATACTTACTCTCATCTAAATCACTAGCATTGAAGGTGATATTGTACGTAGATCCGAGTGACACATCAGTCGTACCACTTGGGAATGATCGCCCTACAATACGCGAGACATTAGCGCTACCCTGAATTGCAATGTCGGAGTAATCCTGTAGCCGTACAATTCGATTCAAAGAAGAGAATCGAGTTGACTTAAGCCATGCTTGTCCAGGCTCTAGTTCACTCAAGATTGGCGTAATCGAGTCCGACTCGGTGCCCGCAATAAACGCATCGCCATTTATCGTCCACAGTTTCCCGGCATCGTCAGTGAATGATCCAGCACCCATCACTTGCGTAGCGAAATCAGGATTGGCGACCTCAGTGCCGTTGATGCCATCCCGCACCTCCATTGCATGCACAACTCCGATAAAGGGGGAGCTTGCGCCGCTGCTGTGAAACCCGACCTCCAGCTCTGCCGTGCTGTTGAAGATCGATGTGACTCCCGAGCCGGTAACCGTCTGGATAACCGACCACGGCCCCGCCAAGCCGTCAGCCTCATAGAACACCACGTCGCCGGTGCTGACATCAAGCGTCATCCGCACGGCCCGACGGACCCCACCCTCGGGAACATCAAACAATGTCGTAGTAGCAGACTCGACACCGGAAGTGCCGTCAGGAGACCAGAAGATACGTAGCTGGCCAGTGCTCGTGACCTGAAAGAACCATGATCGCTGGTTTCCGGTCGTAAGATACTTCGCTGCGATGGTCTGAAAGTCGCCCGAAACCCACGTGTCTGGTGTTATCTCGGCCCGCAGATCCAGATCCCCAGTGATATCCAGCGACGCATGATCCGGTGTGGACGCGTAATTGCCAGAAGTGCCATCTAGCAACAACCCTGATGTAACAGCAGCAACCCTGTAAAAGTTTTCACGATCAGCTGCAAATTCAAAGTCGTCCAAATTAGCAATACCGCCAGAAATTGGTATTGATACTCCGCCACGAACCGTCTGCCAAAATAGCTCATTAGTAGATTGTTCAACTTTGACATCGACATCCTCAATGTCAGATAGCGCTATCTGCACACGAGATATATCATCATTATATGTAAGGCCAATTGTCATAATGCCCTCCCCACGCCAGTACTAATAGCGTTCAATATTTCACCATCATGTCGTTCAAATGCCAGATCCACACGCCTGGTAATACCCTCGCCTAAATCAATAGTTGCAGTAGCTACAAATCGATCAGGCATAGTATTCGACGCTATTGGATTTGCGCTACTGGATCCACCATGAGCACTACCTCGCAGCGGCCGCATAATGTTCGCGGTATCCGTTGGGCCTAGCACCAATTCAGGATGTCCAGACAGATTGATAGCCGCCCCGCCGCTAGGCAGGATACCTCCGCTATCGAAAATGCCAAGGTTCTCAGGACGCCTGCGCACTCCACCGATTAGATCCTCATAGTGGAGGTGAGGCCCTGTGCTGTTGCCAGTAGATCCCACACGGCCAATCATCTGCCCGGCACGAACGACATCGCCAGCTCCCACTGCGAGAGCTGATAGGTGAGCGTATCGAGACTGACGCTCTCCAGCGTGGTTGATAAAGGCGTGTACGCCGTAGCTATAGCCCAGTCTAAGGGCACGGGACACAACCCCGGTAGCTACCGAGAACACCGGCGTTCCAGTGGGCGCAGGGAGGTCTAGAGCGCCATAGCCATGTCCAGCGCTGCCCCTGCCGATCCTGTAGGAGCCAGGGGGCAGAACGCGTCCGCTCGCTCCATGCCGATTCGCAATATCGCTAGACGCATCGTCAAGGAAGTCTGTAAAGTCAAAGTCATTAGAAGTAGCCTTAACAGTGACACTTGTTAATGGCCCGCCTTGTGCAAGAGCGGCTTGTCGCATAGCCATAACACGCATATGGCCGCCTGCCGCAGCTACCTCCGCAGCGGTCCACACATGCTCACCGTTGGAAAGGCGCGCATCAATCGAGTCGCTTGTGCCAGTACCGGCCCCAATTACAGGACCACCGCCCGCAAATGCAGATTTGATTCCAGAGACAACCGCATTGATCTTGGTCTCGATCTCTGTGGGGAATCCCCTGAGCCCTTCCTCAAGCGCCTGCATCTTTTCATTTACACGGTCAATGCCTTCTTGCTTGAATGTGGCAACATAGTCATCCTTGAAGTCTTCTGCTTCTTCCCTTGCTTCCTTTACGCGGTCACGAATATCCTCTGCTTCCTCTTTGGTGAGCTTGCCTTGCTCAACCCATGTCTTGAGCTTGGCCTCAAAGTCTTCAAAGGAGATTTCACTGTTAAGGGCTTGCTCTTCTAAATCGGCAAGGGCACGAGCTTCATCAACAGCTGCATCCTCAACAGCCCTCTCGGCATCCTCTACTGCTCTTTCAGCGTCCTCTAGATCTCTCGCAGATGCCTCGCTGTCGCCACGAGTCTCATCAAGATCTTCCTGGGCTCGCCTGAGATCGCGCAGCGCGTCTTCACCGGCACGGTCTGCCTCCTCCACTGCGAGAACCGCATCCAAAAGAGCGAATACAGGATCGGTCGCACCACGTATTGTATCCAGATAGGCCTGGAGCCTTTCATCTGCCGCAGAGGTCTGTTCCTCTAGCTCACCAAGCTCATCTTCAAGTAGATCAAACTCAGCCTCTGCGGTACCCGCCTCATCGCCTGCTCCTGCGATCGCATCTCGCAGCAGCGGCATATTTTCAATGAGGCCTTCCATCTCCTCTTCGGATCTACCAGTGGCCTCTGCGAGAAGTGATATCGCATCCTCTGTTGACTCAATATCGCCACTTGTCACCATTTGCGCCATAGCCGAGTCAAGAGACTGGATTGCGTCTTTCATCTCATTAGATCGCTTAGTACCCGATCCAAAGCCATTGCTAAAGTCTGTAGCAAAGGTCACACTCAATAGCGTGACCGTATTGTCCATGTCATCGAACGCCTGGCGAATGCGTTCTAGGTTCTTGTCAACTTCACCCTGCTCTAGCCGCTCAAATGATTCGGCTAGCTCATTTACACCTAGGGCAAGATCTCCAGAGGAACGCCCGAACTTCTCAGCAGCAATCGCCAGGATCGCAAGCGCTCCTAGGCTCGCTCCCGCTGCGCGACCCATGAGGGTAAGAGCGGTCGTTGCCCTGGGCGCTGTGGCCGCTAGCGTAGCGAGAGCTGCTCTCGTGGCCACGATTCGCGGTGCCAGGATAAGGAAGCCGCCACCCAGAGTGAGAACGACTGCAAGAGCGGCGGCGGCGAAAGCCGTAAATGTCTGGGTTGGCCCGCTGAGATCTGTAAACGTGTTGGCAATACTGGCGCCTGTATCTAGGAAAAACCGCAACACAGGTAGAAGGTTCTCGCCCAGGGAGATCCGAGCAGCCTCCATAGACGCAGAGAACCTGGCTTGAGAGGCTTCGGTGGTCTTAGACCATTCATCGAAAGCATCATCGGTCAAGCCGACCGTATCAGTCATCCTGGCGAATATCTGCTCATTCTCCGCAGCGTTCGCCCCTGTGAGGTCTAGAAATCCCGCAAGAGCGCGCACGTTCGGGAGGATCTTACCCAGAGCAGCGTCATTCCCGCCAATAGAATCTCGCAGCAATTGCATTGCGGCCCAGAGGCCATCTTGTTGAATAACATCACGGAGTACCTGTGAAGAGATCCCCAGCTCTGACATCGCCTCTTCGCTCTGCTGAGCAGGGTTAAGGAGCGAAGTTAGGATGGCGCGTAGCTGAGTAACAGACGTTGAGGCGTTCGTGCCTGTCCTGGTCATTGCAGCTACAGCCGCGCCGACTTCATCAAAGGTAACTCCCATCTCACTGGCAATCGGGAGTACCTGGCCCAGTGAACCGGCTAGCTCTTCCGCAGAAGTCTTCCCCTCGCGGACGGCTCCAAGCATAATGTCAGTAGCCTGAGCAGCGTCCAGCGTCTCACTACCGTAAGCATTCATCGCAGAGGTCGCGAGATCCGCAACCGTCGCTGTATCGCCAAGGCCAATAGCGCTAGCTTTAGACGATGCTTCTACCGTGGCAAGAGCTTCAGATCCACGCTGCCCAGCTGACTGCACAAAGAACAGGGATTCAGCCAGCTCAATCGGCCCACGGCCAGCATCCGTAAGCCGAAGAGCCGACTCTCCCATCAGATCCATCTCGGCTCTGGATACGCCGATCTGGGTTACCGACTTTGTGAGCGCGGATTCAAAGGCAATAGCATCTCGTCCAGCTGCGAAGAGCGTGGCGCCAATGGCAGCCCCAGCTGCAGCCATAACAATGCCGACCTGCTGGGCTTCCTGACGGACGTTCGCTAAGCCTCGTGAACTCTGCTGAGAGAAGCGCTGAGTTGCTAACGTGGCCTGATTTACCGGACCAACATAACCACTAACATTCGCCACAAGGTTAGTAGATACTGTCCGGCTGACCATGTTAGCTCCTCTCAATTCTCCTCGTTACCGCGAAGAACGTTGCTTTCTCTAGATTCGGCCATTGCTTCCGCCATGCATCTGTCGAATGGCGCTTAGCTTCACAGCTCCAGCAGACTAACGGATTTGAAGTCTGGTATTTGTATTTGGCCTCTGGGTTATTCGGGTCTGCGTTTGTATCTGCGGACTCTACAAGTAGATGGTCACAGCCAGGGCATCTTCCGCTGGAATCCTCCAGATAGTCAAAATACAAATCCCTTTCTTCATCATCCCATTCAACCTCCTTTGACGTTACCCACTTAAGCGGCTTACCGTCATCGGTCCATTCGACAACCTCAGTTACTTCTCTGGGTTCCCATCCTGAGAGTCGTTTAT